TGGCGTGCCAGCATCAACAATGGTCTGGCCAACCAAACCTACGCGACCCTTGAGGGAGGAGTGACCGAAGACTGGATTCGCGAACGGATGCGCCTGCTCAACGTGATCGCCTCGCTGGTGACCGTGGTCAACAACGACGAGGGCGTCAAACTGGTCGCCGAGGGCAAGGCCGATGCCTTTTTCTCAGAACGCATGCTGCTGCGCAACGAAATCACAAAGGAGGGCGCGGCCAGGAACCTGATGGTCCTTGACCGCATTTTCGAGTACTCGCCGGTGGCGATGATGGTGGATCGCAACGACGAAGACTTCCGCTTGCTGGTTGATACAGCCCTGAGCGAAGCCTATTCCTCCGGCGCCATAGAAAAGGGATACGACCAGTACCTGGGCGGTACCGACGATACCGTGAAAAAACTGTTCAGGATTTATGCATTGCCCAAGTGACCTCGTCAGCAATAGGCCGCCTGCGGGCGGCCTTTTTCATATGGCTCTCATCCAGACACCACGAACTTCGACTGCAATCACCATGAATCGCGTCTGCCTGGAGATAACCATGAGCACATTTGCAGTTTTCGGAATGAATGAACACTTCGGTGTCGCCCAACTCAGCAGCATGTTCGACGCCCTCCAGTACGCGGCTGATTACGCGGACCGCATCCGTAAGCTTGGGCGGTGTCGCGATGTCATCATCAGGGCGAAGATCAAGCTGCCGCTAAACGACTTGAGGCGCAAGTCGCCCACCAAACTTTCGTGGCTGGACTACTCGCCGGAATCGACAGCCGCCGCTTGACCCACCCTCACCTATTGCGTTGAGTACTGTTTTCAAGCCGAAAGATCAGGCCCAAGAGTCAAATCGATGTCTAGCCTCGCCAATGCTTTACCGCGAGCTAACGCCTCATTGAAGCTGTTGTACTTGGCATTTTCACGGATTGCTTCAACCCGGCTTTCTTTGTTCTCTACAGCGATTCTAAGTCCTGTTGGCACAGAATCACTGTCGCTATCCCATTCGAAATCAATCTTCGCTTTAACGCCTCGATGCTCATAGACAACTGGGTACGGCCTATCCACTAACACCATTTCGATCTCCTTGATCCGGCTCCATGCCGGGCCGAACACAAATACCCCACTTCAACGAATCACGCCAGCCGGCGAGGATCACTTATGTTCACAGTAATCGATTTATTTTCCGGCTTTGGCGAATGGACCCGAGGCGGAGTTGATTCCGGCCTGCAAGTACTCTGGGCAGCCAACCATTGGCCAGCAGCCGTCGAGTGGCACACGAAGAACAACCCGGACAAAAACCACACAGAAACGAAAAAGGCCTACGCCGTTAAGCGTAAGCCCTTGATATTCATGGTGCCGAAGCCGGAATCGAACCGGCACGCCCTTACGAGCGGGGGATTTTAAGTCCCAAGGGAAAATCAATCAGGCTGCGCCTTTCAATAGGTTTTCCGGTCCGCAATCAGGCTCGGGAGGATGCCATGTAGCCCAATGTTCCCGCATACCCTTCGAAGATTGCGGCCCGGAAAAACCTCTGATTTGGATTCATAAATAAGCGATCAGCGCGAGGTGAGAGAAGCCAAAGGTATGCCGTTTCTGCATATCTCTACACGCGCAAGCGGTTGCACTAGACCCCTAGCACCCCATGCACGCAGTACCCCTGTAAGACCTTGTGAAATGGCCGTTTTTACTGGCGCTCGCTGCAATCAAATGCCCACAAGTGCTTGCACGTGCGTGAGAGAGTCACGCAAAAGTCACGCACCCTCCCCCGGCGTCCTGCCGACCGAACACCAATCCTTTTTTGACTGCTACGCTTTTCCCAACCACACAGAGGAATCGCCTTGCCAAATTCAGACCTGCTCCCCTCCCTACTGTTCAAGATCAACGAAAACCAACTCGCCCTGGAAGCCGCCATCCTGGAGCTTTCCAATTGGGTCGAGGCCCGCGGCTCGGCTGACGTCGCCGATAACGTCCGCGGCGCCCTGGACACCATCGACAAGAACGAGGAGTTCATCAAAATGACGCTCGCGGTGCTGATGACTCCGGAGTGATGGCTATCGCAAAAAAGCGGATGATCGCCTCAAGAGGTAAAGCCATAAGTATCGTCAGATGGCTCAGGTCGTTTTGGCCGCCTGTATTTTCGAATGACTTCTTCAAGTGGAACGCCACTGTCAATCAACTCTTCAGCTTTTTCACGGTCACCGTTTGGGAGATGAGGCAGCTTCTTCCTGAGTTGCTCTTTGGCCCTCTCTTTGGGGTCGTACGAAGCCTCGGGATTATCGAGTGTGGGTTCGGGTTCTTTTTCGTTAGTCATGCAAAGGCTCCATCAAGTGATTGAGCAGGCTACATATTTTTCCTTACGCATAGCAAGAGGCGCATTCCCCTGATTGCACCACGAGAGCGCTTGCGTTTTGGGGAGGAATTCCCCGCAGAGAATCCCACCTACGGCGTCCTGCCGACCGAACACCAATCCAAAAATCTACTGATCGTCGCTTCATTCTCGCCCGATTGTTGCGCATCGATTACTGTATATCCGAACAGTATCTATAAGGCACGACCGTGGACCCCCTCGACATCGAAGACACCAGCGACTGGCTTGGATGCCCGACCGAACGGGAAACCATCACCCATTACAAACTGATGCTGGAAAACGAAGTCCAGGAATTGAATCTGCAACTGCGCAGCGCTCGGGAGAACATCTTCGGCCTGGTGCAAATGTACGACGAAGCCTCGGCGCAACGTGACATAGCAATGAGCAATCTTCGTGAACGGTCCGGTCAGCTCGCAAAAGTCCGCAAGGAACTGTACGACCTCGACATAGCGGCGAGAGGCTACAAGCGGGAAGCTGACCGGCTTCGCGGGATACTCGACGGCATCACTCCCAAGCCGAAAACCATCATTTAAATGTTACTTGTCTCGCTGAACCCTGCAGTTCACATAGGCATCGCTTCCCGGCTTCGCTCCGTATGATTGGCAAATTGCGTCATCTGTTGCCGTTTTCTCATCTCTAGCGACCGAAAGGTTCTTCAGGCTTTGCTGGCGAACTTCATAGCCCTTTGTTCCAGGTAGGCAGTCATCCCATGCAATAAGTCCAATCGCACAGTCGAGTGGATGGTTTGCGCAACCCGCCAGCACCAGTATGGCCGCAGTTAAAAGCAGAGTTTTCATATTGATGGCCCTCCCCGGCCATACGGGAGTTTGCCACCATCTCGATGAGCAGCGTAAGGCTCACGCCCTAATGCAAGATCTCCCGCACGTAGGCCTGACATGCGGCCCGCGCGATCAGTCCTTGGCCGCCGGCGTCAGTGACTCCGATAATTCGTTGAGCAGTATCAGCAGTAGGACGCCGATCAACCTCCATGGAACCGGTATCACGGCACATCCTTGAAGAAGACGTGGTGCCCGAGCTTCAGCGTCTGCTTGGCCTTCGCTGCCCAGGCAGGCGGACTGAGCATGGTGGTCGCGTAGTAGTGCGTTGCACCGCCAGTCGGATCAGGCACCTTTCCGGCCATCACCTGGTCAGCGGCGATCTGCGCTTGGACCAGCTCGCGGAACGGGATCGTCTTCGCGCCGCTCAGGTAGGCGAAGTTCGGATCGTTCTTGTTCCAGCAGCTGAACTGGTACGGCTTCTGGCACACACCGGCATAGCCCTCCCCCCACCATGACCGATCCTTGCCGTCGTTCACACGGTTGCGGATCGTCCAGGCCACGGCGATCTGGCCGGCCAACCCTTCGCCGCGAGCTTCGCCCCACAGTGTGCGTGCGAGAATGTCGTGGTCTTTATCAGTAACGGTCATCACTTTTCTCCAGGCAAAAAAATCCCGCTCGATGGCGGGTTGCGTTGTGCTGCGGTGGCGGGTCAGATCAGGTCGGCGGCCACAGTTTGGGGGGCTGCCACGATTACCGGCACCACTGGCTCGACTGGCCAAACCGGCGCGGCGTACCAAGTCGGCTGCACAGTGACTTTGCCCAGCGCGAACTTGTAGGTTTTCCACGCTTTGAGATTGATCAGCAGCGCGGCCTGTTCTGCCTCATCTTCCTCGGTCGCTTCACCTACTTCGATGCCAAACCCGATCGTGTCTATGCGCTCCTGAATACGAGCAATCTGCGCGAGCGCTTTTATGTTCCTGGCTGACAACTCAGCTTTGGCTGCAACCAGTTGAGCTGCTTGGGCAGCAGCGTCCTTCATGTCTTTGGTGATGAGTTGGGACCAGTCGATATTCATTCTTGCTCCTCACTATTTGGCTCGACTGATACTTCTGGGAGCGGCTGCGGAAATTGGACTAGACCATTTGGAACATCAACCAGGTCGACGGGGTAAGCCTGCTCAGGGCTGTAGTGAGCCGGCAGTGGCAGCATGAGAGTCAATGCAAGCTCTCCTTCCACTTTCGACACGTCGCCTGCGAACCACTCGGAGGCAATGGCTTCGCGCGGCAAGGTGTCGCCGTTCGACATCAAAGAGAAGTCAAATGCTTCTCCATTAATTGTCAGAACATCCCCGGCTTTCGTAACGGAAAGCACATTGTCACAACGCACAGGTGAAAGTTTAATAAGCATTAGAACCACCTCCCAACAGCGACATATCGGCCGAGCACAATCCACTGGGCGGAGGCCCCGTTTTTGTACATTTTATTGAAAAAAGTTGTGGCTTTTGCGTTGGGCGCAATAAAACCATAGGTATCGTAAGAAGTGGACGGCGTCCCGTCCGCGATAACTACGTAAGAGGTATCAATGAAAGCAGATGGGAAGGTGGCTGTTGGGCACGCAGTTATACTATTAGCAGCCATGAGAAAGTCTGCTACTGCGCCTTCACAGATGAGCAGTCCCGATGCAAACTTGGTGTATTTTCCATTGGTATTGCTCCCTGTCTCGACAACCTTACCTGTAGGAACGCCGGACGTTTGTGAAACTGTACCGACTGCCCCCGCCCCCATTGAGGTAGCGCCTGTACCACCAACGTTAACCGGAACTATACCATCCGCGCCTGACATTGCAACGCGACCCCATGCACCCCAAGTAGAAGCACCTTGCCGTTTACGGAAGAACACAGCAATGGCAGTGCTTCCTTCCTGAAAGGCCAGTTGCGACACTTCATTGTCGTAAATCATTGTCGAAATGGAGTAAGCATTTGCTGTTGGGCAGTTGGTGAATGGCGAAGTTACACGATATACCGCACCACTACTGGTGCAGTTGTTTGCGTCAGTTGCATTTACAGGTATACCCAGCCCCCATGCACCGGTTTTCAACACACGGTTATTTGTTGTGTCAATTAGAGATGATTGCGGAATCAAGTCCAGCGCCGTTTGTGCGGCCGCCTGTGTGGTACCTCCAGTACCTCCCTTGTTAACTGGCAGAATGTCATAGTTGCCGGTCGTGCCCAGAGCGGCGAGTTTCGTGCCGTATGTGTTGACCAGCGCCCGCAATGCGTCCGCCGAATCCTTGACATAACCCTGCATGGGCGCCAGTGCGTAGACGCCTGCTGCATTGGTCATGCCCTGATAGTTCGGCGAGATCGACAACGCGGTATCGCTGGCGATGTTCGTCACCTCGTACCAACCGCCGTCCGGGCCACGAAAGGCATCGCCGACCCGGCTGTTGGCAATGAATGCGGTACCCGTACCGATCACAGCATTGGAATTTTGGGTGACAGAGACCGTTCCTGATTTGTACCAGGGCATTGAGTATCTCCAGTAAGAATGTGTGCGACGCGGAAGAAGTTAGGCCAGTAATTTGGCGCAGAGGAATGGACGGTGACCTTGGTCAGTCCAGGCAGTTGTGGCGAGGCTGTACATCATGATCCTGCCGTTGGCGTAATCGACGCCAAGTGCGCAACCGCCACCCGACGCATTGTTGTGGCAGTTCATGGCGAAAGGGTTCAGGGACACGTACTCGCCTGAGCCGAGCATCTTGTTAATCCCCCAGATATACCGGTGGCCCACGGTCAGTTGCTCGTCTCCGAGGTACGTCCAGTTGCCTGCGGCGAAGGTCACGACAACCGCCGGCGCGCCACTGTCGTAAACAAGCGCCGCGTTCTGATCCCACAACCGCAGCCCATATGCTGCCGTACCCATGGACGCCCAGGCTGCCGCGAAATACTGGCCGCTTAAAGTTGCGTTGACGTTGGATGCCTTCATGGTGAACCCGGTCCAGTTTCCCGGCCCACCGGTGAACCATACCGATATCGGAACCTGGATCGCGCCCTGATCCGGGCGAATGAACACTAGCGGCGGGTCCTGGCTTGTGATTGCCCTGGCAAACACCCCCGACGCATTGGTAGTCCCCGAATACACCCCTTTGGTGAGCATGCAAAGTCTGGGGGCTTCCGCGTCAATCTGAACAAATGCATTGTCGTTGATGCTCTGAAATCCAAAACTCATGTTGCGAACCTCACCGCGTAGGCCTTGGCGACAATCCTTGTTTGAAGTGTTGACGCGCTGGCCGAGGGGTTTTTAGGCAGAACGACCACCTGCCCTGCCGAGGTAGTGACGTACGGATAGGATTTGGTGTTCCCGCTACCGTCAGTTTCGGATGACTGCACATCCTGTGCCCTGGTCGGAATGATCATGAACACGCAGTTGGCTGGGTTGAAGCCCGGGATGCTCAGCGTGTAGCTGGGCGTGGCTCCACTGAAGTCGATCACGCCCTGCCAGATCACCTGGTAGGTGAAGCTGTTGGTGTCCATGGATGGGCCACCGTTTTCATCAAAAACACGCAGGCCAAATGAAGCCATAGTTCACCCCAGATAACCGAGCCGGACACGCAACACGTTGTTCGCGTCGTAGACCGAGACGTTCAGCGAGTTGATCACCAGCCGCCCCTGACCGGGGACGATGCCGTTGATTTCCAGCGTTCCGTCTTTATTGAGAATCCAGCCTTGCTGGCCGGCGATGTAGTTGGTCGAGCTGATGTAGCTGCCGATCTTGGCGTTGGTGATGGTGCCATCTGCGATAAACGCCGAGTTCATGAACACTTGACCACCCTGCACAGCAAACGGAACCGACAGGTTGCCGTTGATGCCGTTCACCACCGCAAAGCGATCCGCGCTGACCAGGAACTGGCTTTGCAGGCCCGCCCCCGTATTCTCGATACCAAGCCCGACACCCGCAGCAACGTACTGCCCCTGCGCGTTGACCTGCATCTTCACCGACCACATGGTGGTCAGCTTGCCGGCGGTGTCAGCGTAGGCGGTCGACGTCTGCTGAATCGCGGCGGTGTTTTGTCCCACCGAAACATTCAGCTGATCGATCTTCGTAGCCGTTGCGGATTCGTTTGTAGCCACCACCTGTTCCAATTCGGTGATGTTCGCCGCGTTCTCGCCGATGGCGACGTCGAAGGTAGTGATCCGCTGCGCCATCGCTTCGTTTTCAGAGGTGCGAACCTTTGATTCCGAAGCGATTGCGGCGGTGCTGGTCCAGCCCTTCAGGGCATCCGCCAGATCCCCTTCGCCATTGTCGTCGCGGGAGGACGCCCGCAACGCTTGGAAGGCCGTCGCCTGGGCAGTGACCACGCCGTCGAGCTCGGTGATCTCGGCAGTGTTGGTCGCGACCTGTTGCGCCAGGCCATTGGCTGTCTCGACGGTCTGGCCAACATCCAGCCAGTAGTTCTCATTCGGTGGCGGGGTATTGAGCGGCACAGCGCCGGTAGCCTGATAAATCCGCTTGCCGACCACAACCAGATCGTATTCAACATAGGGGACTTGTGGGTCGTAACCCTTGAGGCCGTCCAGCGCGTCGATCTGCTCTTGAAGACCGGGAATCTTCTCGATCTCGTCCAGCAGGTCCTGTCCTAGTTCCGTCTCGGAGATCTTGCCGGCGAGCATATCGAGGATATCGGAGGCGTCGGAACTCGACTGGCCCATGACACCGATCCCGAGTGGATACCAAGGGCCGATGTTACCGATCCGATCCACCAGGCGCGCCCAAAAGAAGAACGTCACGCCAGCGGCCAGACCCTGCATCGAGAAATCGCTTTGCGGGTACGACAGATCTGTCAGCTTGGTGGCGACGTCCAGGCTGGTCGTCGGGCCGTACCAGAGTTCAGTCCGCTGCGTGTCCTCTGCGCCAGCCGGGAAACCCCACTTCAGGTAAATACCGAACAACAGCGGCGTGGCCGTCAGGAACGACACCGCCGGCGGCAAACCTTCCTTCCCCTTCAGATTGGTCAGGATCGAGTTGCGCCAGATCGACGAGATGTCAAAGGCGCTCACCGCGCGGACACGAGCCACATAAGCACCGGCGTAAATGCCCACCACGTCGACACTGATCATCCCGGTGCGCTGCAGCTTGATCCAGTTGCCGCTGTCCTTGCGCCACTCAACGTCGTAGCCGACTGCCCCAGCCACCGCAGGCCAGGTGATGGTCATCGTTGCCACGGCGATGCCCTGGGACACGACCGAGTTCGACGTAACGGTAACGCTGGCTGGGGCCGGAACGACGGTGATCGGAATCACGCTGATCGGCCGCTCTTCCAGGCGGGCGCCGGTGTCGATGAATGCAAACTTGCTTGGGTCGTACTGCAGGGCACTGATCTCGAAGTCACCTTCCGCAGTGCGCTTGGTGCGCAACACGCGGTACAGCGGGATCGCCAGATCATCGGCGTCCAATGCCCATTGCAGCTGTGGCAATGGTGCTTCGCTGTAGTTGGTGGTCACCGTCAAGGTGCGGCCGTTCACGCTTTGCACGGTGCGACCTTCGGCCCGACCACCTGGTAGGTTGATGATCAAACGATCGCCAGCCTTGGCTTGGGTGTCACGGTCCAAGGTAATGTTGCGCCCCAGCACTGCCGAGATACGCCCACCCACCTCGCGTCCAGACAGCAGCGAATCGGCCACAGGGATGATGTGGCCCGGGAGCGGGATCACCCCCTCCATGCCAGTCTTGAACGAAATGGTACGGTCTTGATTGTTACTGAGGATCGCCCACTTGCCGCGGCGCTGGGCTTCCGACGCGCGGGTGCAGCCAATGGCACTCAGCTCGGTAGGCTTGTCGCCCATGCGGCGCTGAAGGTCCAGGTCCGCGAATGGAATGACGTCGGTGTCATAGTTGTTCGCCGGGTTGTCGTAGCTGACCAGGGCCCGGGTGTACCGAGTTTTGGCGGAAGCGCTACCGTAGGAAAACTTGCCGTCGATGACGTTGGCGCGGGTGAAGACATAGTCGAAGTCCTGCGCGCGCGGCATGTCCGCTTGCATCACCAGCTGGCCCTGAGCCCAGTAGGTCATGCCACGGTAAATGCCAGCGATGTCGCGCAGCAGCGACCAAGCATCGGCCTTACCCTGCAGGTTCATGTCGCAGAGGAAGCGAGGCTCTACGCCGCCGAGGCCATTCGGCACCAGTTGATCGGCATATTGCGCAATCCGATAGAGCTCCCACTTGTCGACCATGAACGACTTGATGCGCTTGCCCAGGCCGAAGCGGTCCTCAGTGCAGATGCCGTACGTGATCCAGGCCGGGTTATTGGTCCAGGCCTGCTTCATGGAGCCGTCCCATGTGCCAGTATAGGTCCGGGCGATCGGGTCGTAGTTGCTCGGTACCTGCCACCTGCGCGCGCGGCACTTCACGGTGACAGCTGGAATGTTGGTGAATTGCTCGGCGTCGAATTCGATGTAGAGCAGCGCGGTATTTGGGTAGCGCAGCTTTGCGTCAATGACTTCGGTGTAGCCGGCGATCAGCATCGTGTCGGCGATCTTGTTGCTGTTCTGGTTTGGTGTCAGGCGGCGGACGCGGATCTGCCAGCCGGTGGTAGCCTCCGGCAGGTTGATCCGTGGCGAACGCTCGTAACGCGTGGTGGTCTTGCCATCCACAGCGTCGACCAGCACTTGCTGATAGGCGCCGCCGTCGGTGGCCACATCAATGGCGTACTCGATTCGATACCCGCCGACGTTGCCTTCATCGTCTTGCTGCTGAAGCGCCGGCCAGGCCAGGCGCACGCGCACGGCAGACAGCTGGATGTTGCTGATTGAGCGCACCCAGGGTGCATCGCTGCGCAGCTCGACGTTCAGCGAGGTTTCGTTCTCGACCGACGGAATACCAGGGATATAGGTCTGATCGACAGAACCCGAGCGCCAGTCCCATTTCACATTGGGGAAGTTGTAGTTGCCGCTCGCATCCCGGATCGGGGTGTTGTCCAGATAGATGTCGTAATCGGTTGGGACTTCGTCGAACTCGCCCTCGCCCACGGCGATCAGCAGCTTGGCTAGGTTGGTCGAGCGCAGGCTATCGCTGGTCTCGGTCGGTGATTTTGGTTTGCTCTCCCCACCCTTCGAGCCGTGGATGTCGATCTTCTGTGCTGCGCCCATGCTTTCCTCCAGGCGAAAAAAAACCGCCTCATGGGCGGCTTAGTGCGATTTGATATATCTACAGTCGTGGAGGTTCTGCGTAACTAACCTCCATTGCAATCTCAAGCTCTCGTTCGAGTATTTCTTTAATAATGGCTTTCTGATCATTCTGAACGTTCATATGAAAGTTCATCTGCTTTGACCCGCGCTGGCGTAAAGGGACACCAAGCAAGTTGCCGCTACAGGAATAATTCAGGAGAGCAAAGCCTTTCTCAAGTAACTGTTCAAAGTCAGTCCATTGCTCAAGCGCTCGCAGATCATCATCCTTCGGAGCATGAAGGTAATTTCCGAGTCGTTCCCCTACAGCCCTTAATTCCGGTGTCACTGGTGTATATTTACACAACATCATCGGAAAGCCGCCCGAAAAGAGCTTAATATTCACCTCCTGCACACAACCTGCAAACGCTTGCTCCACTTCTCTATCTAGAACGGCAATTTGCCAACCTTGTTTTTTCTTTTCAGTTACATGCTTCTGATTTTCCAAGTACTCTCGATATCGAGATTCGATTCCGAATCGTAACTCGAGCGCACTATAGAAGTAATATTCAGCGTCTTCTTTGCCGCGAGCGAAAAGTTTTTCACCTCTAGCTAGATGGTTTGCAGCCCCTCTGAAATATTTGATTGCTTCCATGATCATTCGCTCAAAAAAAGCGAAATCATACCTTGTCTTCGGCGTAGATCGAGGCCGAAATGATCATACCGCCCCACCGGCGTTCGCCGATGCAGATAGGTACCGGGTTGCCGCTGGCCGTGGTGTTCTTGGCGCTGCCGAATGCATAGGACGGGGCGTTTTCGGGGGATGCGCTCTGCTTCAGGCCCGATGCTTGAGGGCTGAGCATTTGAATGACGCCGCCGGCCACCAACCCAATACCGGCACCGATCAGCGGCGCCCCGAATGGAGTGGTAGAAAGAAACGTACCGGCAACGATCAAAACCGCGCCGACAATGGTCTGAATCAACCCCGCTTTCTTGCTTCCATGGATGACCGGCACGATCCGAATGTCGGTTGCTCCGCCCAAGCCAAATGCCGCCTCGCCAACGTTCTTTCTATTGCGAAACACAGCGAAGCGCATGCCAAGCCGATCAAGACGTTGAATTTCCTCCTTGAATCCTTCAAGCGTCGCCTTCAGCGCTCTGAATGCCTCCCACGCCTGGCCTGAATCCAAAACGCGTCGATGGACCCTGCCGAATTTGGCCGCAAGTGACCCCGACAGCTTGATCGTGGTCATAGGCTGATAGTGAGCGACGGTTGAATGCATGCCTTTCTCCGGACATAAAAAAACCGCCCGAAGGCGGCTGTTTGAATTTCAATTACTGATAATCGACATACGGCCCAATGAAGAAGCCGCTCATGTCTCCGCTGATTCGGTACAGGCTTTCCTTGCCGCTTTGCACATTGGCAGAGATCGTACGAATGGCTGCCCCGCCACACAGCCCAGAGCCAGCGAGACCCGCTCCGAGACTTGGATTGCCCGGCGGCAGGTAAAAGGAGGCGCGCTGTCCGGTGCCGATTTTCGCGGCCTTCCGGCCATCGACATACACGACTATGTCACAGCCAGATCCCACCATTCCCGAGTCCCGGACGACCGTGACCTTGCCGCTTTCGCCGGCCGGCTTGGTTTGAAACGCGTACAGCTCATCACGCGGCACCGGATCAGCCTGGCTAACCGGAATGGCGGAAGATGCACACCCCGCTAACATCGCTACCGCCAACGCTCCTACGATAAATTTCATGCAGGTCACTCGATTGATCACTGGAGCATTCCATATACATATCGGTTATTTGAAGGAACAGTTTTAATGTATGCATCTTGCCAATCCTTTGCATAAGACGGAAGGTTCGAGACCTTAGATATCCCCCATCCGTTGGAGCTATCCTTGCGTTCAAGCGTATATCTGTAACGCTCCCCTGCCTCCTTCAACCTACGGTCACTCTCGCCCAGAGTGGAGCCAGACTCGGGCGGAGTAATATTCTTTATCAGCGCGTACACCGTGGCCCGGGTCTCAGACTCGACTTCGACCGTCGCTATTTGTCGATCAAACAATAGTGGCTCCGCACGACATTTACGGCCTTCGGAAACATTGCTCGACGCGAGCTGGCTTAGCTTCTCTATTGCCGGACGTTGAAGATTTGCATATTCGAAACAGAGTTCTAGATCAAGTCGCATTTCGGCGTCTTTTGCTGCCCACCAAGACTTAACCGTTGCATCGGGCGAATTGGTTGCCAGCGGAAGGTCTTCTATTTGCTTTGTCGCATTAACGAGCCCTTCAGACCGTTTACCCTCGGCAAGGCACCCCGCCAACAGCATCACCGCCACCGCCCCTATCAAAATCCGCATGATTCGTCCTCATCCTGAAAGGGGTGACTGTAGCCTGATGCTGTCCGAGCATCCAGCATGGATGGATGAACAGTTGCACTGTGCCATGTATCGGCAATAGGTTCGCTCTGCGTAATTTGCGCAATTTCCATAAACCGCGAGACATAGAAAATGCCACCAGATGCAGATGAGCTTCGCCGCCGCACAGAAGAAGGCAAGAAAAACATGGAATTCAAGGATCTCATGGACTCGATCAACTACGACATCGTAGAGCAAACCAGGTTTGGTTTGTCTTCGACTGTCTATCCGCTGGGCGAGAATAAAGCTGAGTTTGCAGATGCTGTATTAGAAAACTTTGCCGAGTCGGATGTAAACATTGCTTACGATGAAGCGACCCACAAGCTCCACATTAGCTGGCAGTCGCCAGAGTCAGAAGAGCAATAACCAACAAAGTTAAAAGGACAGCCCCAGTCCTTTGCCTGCAAGCCCGAGGACTGGGATTGCGCCAATTTCGGCGCGTTAATGACCCGGAGGTCGATTTGAGTAGCGATGACTTCAAACCCAGAGAGCCTTTTTCTATCGATTGGCCACGCCAGTACAACGTTGGTCCATCAGATGAACACCTTCACGCTATGGGGCAATTCATCGTCAATTACTCTGCAGTCGAATGGCAGCTTTCCGAGCTCTTTGCGTTCTTTCTCAGAATGCCGGTTTCGGAAGCCCAAAGGCTCTCAGTTGAAGCGAACATCTCGATGGCCGGGATGATCAGGTACGTTCAAGGACAGATAGCCGACTCCGAAATCAGCGATCAACAAGCGACAGAGGATCTTCTGCACACACTGAAAGCATTCGATGCTGTGAGCTCCTTGAGACACAAAATTGTTCATTGGCAATGGGGATTGGATGAAGGTCCAACGGCATCGTTGACTGACCTGATCAAGCCGAAAAATCCACAAAAGTCTAATGCAAAGCTCAGCATTAGTGAGTTGAGAGACCAGTGCCTCAAGCTTATGAGAATTTTGCAGGCGATTTCTCTGAACGGCGAAATTATCAGGGGCGTTAAAACTCGCGCTCAGATTCTAGAAATCCGCACAGATACATCTCCTGAAAAGCTCTTTCGACCGTAGATCTCGATAACGGCCACTCTTCAGTCTCTTCCAGCACAGCCAAACCGGCTTCAACCATCGCTCTAGAGACTGGAATGTCTTCAGCACTAACCGCTTTCTGATAAGCACTCAACGAATTGACATCCATAGCACCTCCCTACCTCCTGCTGCATCATGTGGTTGATTCTGCATCTTTGTGCCTGAGGATCAGGCGTGTTCGATCCAGCCAAGGCCCGCCGAAAACGATAACCTCCGATGGCCTGCCGTACAGGTGGTGCAGCAGGAACGGGCCAGGGCCGAAGGTTGCTGCGTCCTCGCCGGGCAGTGCCGGATCGGTGCCGAGAAAGATCCCGGCGTGGTTCGGGTAAACCGTCCGCCCCACTTCCATCACGATCATGTCACCGCGCTGCGGCTGGTCAACGCAGTAGAAGCCGGCGGCCTCGTAGTTCGACTCGTACAGGCTGGTGTTGTCCTTGCTCTCCCACCAACCATCAGCGCGCTTGAAGGCTTCGAACTCCAGCCCCCACTCGCGCTTGTACCAATCGGCACAAACCTGCCAGCAGTCCCAGGCGCCATGCACGAATGGCCGCTTCAGCAGCGGCACTTCACCGGTAGGCATGACCGTGCGCAGATCGCCCTCGGGCCAACTTAGGATGTGCCAAGGCAAGGCCGTGGCCTCGCACATGGCCAAGTCTCGCGGCGACGGCCTGCTGGTGGCGTCCGGGTGCGAATGAACAATACCAATCACCTCGCCCATGTCTTCCGCCGCAGCGTATTCCTCCGGATCGATCCGAAACTCTTCGTTCGGCTCGGTCGAGATATTCCGGCAAGGGTAATACTGTTGTTTGCGCCCAATGCCCAGTAGCAGGCCGCAGCACTCTTTCGGGTACTCGGCAGCCGCGTGTGCCTGGATCGCGTTCAAGATGTGCTTGCGCATGATCAGCTCCGGGCGATTAGGGAGACGGCAGGGAATCCACCAAACGGCAACGGGTTGCCCTCACCGAAGCGGGGGATGCAGCCCCGGCCCAGCGTTGCATCGCACTCGTCCAATTCCGGGTTATCAGTGACAACCCCGTCTTTCGTAACGTACGCCCCGGTGTAACCGCAGCTCGGCCCTCGGTAGCCGCCGGTGAGGCACCAGTGACACAGGGTCGTCGCCTGCCGCCCAATGGATTCACCTCCAACGTCGCCCGGGCTGGCCAACTCCCAACTAACCGTCTCTCCGTCCTCGTTCGTTTTCTGGTCGATGTACCAGACCTCTATCGTCTCTTGGGTTGGGTCTGCCGTCGGGTTGCCCGCCGGGAAATTGACCGCATCGAGGTACGTGCCCAAGGTGTGGCGCATGGTCAGCTTGAACTCGAGCAGATCGTCGAATGCCAGACACAACGCAGTGATGCGTCCGTTGACGTTGCCGACTGACAGCGAAGGCCGTACCGCTGTGCCGTCGCCGTTGGCCTCGATGCCGTCGATCTGCATCGGCCAAGCCCCGTACTCGTTGCCCTGCCACCAAATGGCCTTGGCCGGCAACAGCTCCGCATCGCCACCGGCGGCAATGATCTCGGCCGGTGTATGCGGAACAGCATGCCCGTGAAAGCGCAGCACGTCCGCCCCATAGTCCGAGCCGTCCAATTCAAAGAGCAGCACTTCGCTGCCAGGCTCTAGAACCTGGATGTCACTGATCAGCGGCATGGGTGTTCCTTATGGCTGGAAAGCTCGGTTAAAGGTGGCCGTGAGTTTGAATACACCGCCGCCCACCGGAGTGGGGACGGGATTTTTGCAAGTGAACAGTCCGAGCTGGCCGAGCGGCGTTGTCCAGGCGAAAGCCTTGGCCCCGGCGTGCCGATCGAGGAACGCCATTATTTCCGTTACGCGCGCTTGTGAGCCGCTGTAGGTAACCGGGTAAGCGTCAACCTTGTTGTTCGGCCCGTCGCCGGACTCCTGTTTGTAGCCGTCACCAAACTGCGCGGTGCGCACCCGATAGGTAATCTCGGGTGAGTCGCCGTGCTGCGTTGGCCAAGTGAACGTCTCGATCGCCATCAGGCCCTCCCGTTAACGTTGCGGAAACTGACACCGCCAGCGCGCCAGGAGTCGGCAACAGCTCTCTCTGCCGCTGCCTTCATCTGCGTCTGGAGGTTTTGCGACAGTGTTTGCTGGTCGATCTGCATCCCTTCAGAACTGCGGTCCGGAATTGCCACGGTGACCGGTGCGTTGATGCTGATGTTCGATCCATTGCTGCCACCGCTCAGTGCTCGCACGCCGAGTTGACCGCCGGCAGTCCGGGTCAGCGGCATGATCGCTTCTGGCCCGGCCTCGCCCATCAGTCCTGCACCCTTGGCAAACGGGAAGATGGTCGGGGAACTGACCACACTGTTCGAGTAGGCGCTCAGGCCGGGAGTGTCGAAGACATTACCTTTGGCACTGGCCACCGGTGTAAAGCCTGAAAGGTCGCCGCTGTAGCCTGCCTGAGTAGATCCCGCCGAAGCGGCGGTACCGCTGCCAGTGAAATAGCTGGTGGCGGCCCCGACCAAGCTACCCAGCAGCGCCGAACTGGCCTGCCGAGTAGCTATGCGCGCCATGTCTGCAATGATCGACTTTGCGAAATCACCGAACGAGGCCTTCCCAGTCATGGCGAAGTTGACGATCGCGTCTTCCATCGAGCTGAAGGCGTTGCTGAACAGGCTTTTGGTCTGCCCGGCCACATCCCGCGCCGACTCCAGGTAGTTCTGCCAAGCCGACGATGCGCCGGCGCTCCAGTCACCCTGGGGGGCGGTAATCTCGTCATAGTTGGACTGGACGGTGTCGTGCAGATCCTGTTGGGTGGTTTTCAGTGCGGCCAGCTTCTGGGTGTACTCGTCGAGGCTCATGCCGCGCGAGCCGTCGCCGTACTGGTTGGCCAGCTCAAGGCTCTGCTGATTGAAGCGGTCATCGATACCGTTCTGCTGATCCGTCAGCCCGCGCTGGCGGTCACCCTGACCAAGGCCGGAAGCCGCGCGCAGCCCTTGCTGCCGAAGTGTCTCGACCTGTTGCTGCAGTGCGCTGGTGTACGTGCTGACCGCCAGAGTCTGCTTGCGCAGGCGCCCTTCTTCGTTGGTGGCGATGATCGACAGTTCGCTGTCGCTATCCTGCTGTGCCTTGACCATGGCGCTGCGGGCATCGGAAATCTTCTGATCGATCTGGATGACTTGAGCCGCGGTTGTGCCCTTTTTGGCCTTGGCCGCTTCGAGTGCATCGATTTCCGACTGGTAACTCTGGGCAACCTCTTCCGACTGTTGCTTCAGCAGGCTGACGCGCTGCTCGGTGTAACTGGCCTGAGAGATCACTCCAGCCCGCTGCGATGCTTCGAGCTCCTTGTCCGCGTTTTTGTAGTAGGCCAGGGTTTCGGCCAATACATTCTTCGCGTTGTTGAAACTGGTCAGGTCAGAACTGCCTGCGGCAGCCTTTGGGTCCTTGAATTTGTCGTTGAGGTTCGCCATGTTCTTGGCGACTGCTGCCGGATCAAGCCGAGAGTCTTTCGGGTCTACCTTCCGGATATCATCAAGGCTTTTCTTGTAATCCTTGATCGCCTCGGCGCGCTTCTGCTCGTTGGTCAGCGAAGACTTGGTGATCGCGTCCACTTTGGACATCGCCACGACTGCGCTTTGCTGTGCCTTCGCCTGCTCGCCGTCGTACTTGGCAATGTCAGCTTCAGCGGCCTTCTGGTCCTCCAGCATATTCAGCCGGTTGCGGTAGAGGTCGATCATTTCTTGCTTGTTTTGAAACAGGCCAACATCCCCAGACTCTGCCCGGGTCAGATCACGTTGAGCCTGCTCAATATCGGAGCTGATGTTGCTGCGACCGATGTTTTTCAGGTTGTCCGCCGCACGCGCGACAGCGTTGTAACTCTTCTCCCAGAAGCTTAGGTTTTCGAGGATTCTCGGCGTCCGCTCGTTGATGGCGTCCGCATATTGCTCGGTCGCCAGCTTCACAGCACCTGCGTGGTCGCCCTGCTCTTCCAGTGCGGCGATCTGCGAGTAAACCGAGGCGGTCAGGTAGTGGTACTGCTCGTTCAGTGCGGCAGATGCCTTCACCGGATCGTCGGCAAGCTTCGAGAACTCGGCGACGGTTTCGCTGACAGCCTTGCCGGTCGCTTCCTGCATGGAAACGGCGGCCTGGGTGATGCCAGTGAAACTCTCGCCCGCGATCTTGCCATTCCCAGCCAGCAATGCGAGAACAGCCGCGGCTTGACCAGTGGTGCCCACGGTCGCACTAACCTGCCTGGCCATTTCGCCCAGTTGACCAGCGCTAACACCGGCGAAACTACCGGTCATCACCAGCGACTTGTTGTAGGAATCCTGCTCTTCGCTGCCCTTGTAATAGGCGACAGCCAGAGCGCCGACGGCGGCAGTGCCCAACGCGATCGGGGCAAGGATGGCAAGCAGGCCGGCAGCAGAAGCGCCAGCCCCTGCACCCAGCTGAGCGACGGCACGAACACCGCTACCCCAGTCCCCGGACGACAACGCATTGCCGAGTTGTACGACGTTTTCCTGCGCCTGTCGGGTGCCGAGCTTTAGCCGGTCGAAGCCGCTAGCGGTTTTCTCCAGCGCCGCATAGTTGCCGTCGAACTTACCCAGGGCCGCGTTGTACTGGTCCTGGCTGATCCGGCCTGCGTCGAGGTGCTTGCCCAACTGCTCGACTTGGGTGTCGAGCTTGCCCATGGCCGCGCGAGCAGGGTCAATTGCGCCGAGCAGGCTGTTCAAAGCCTTCTGCTCGTCCAGTGTCGACTTGGCCAGGGCCACCTGCTGCTTATCGAGCTGCGCGGTGATCTTGGTGAACTCAGCCTCGCCATAAGCGCCGGTCTTGGTGAGTTTCGCCAGACTCTCGCGCTGCTTGGCCAGTTCCTGCGTGGTGGTCGCGCCTTTCGACAACGACTTCTCCAACGCTTCCATCTCTTTCATCAGGCTGACGGCGGATTGCTCTGCACGCTCGCCGGACTTGGTCAGCTTGTCGAGATCGGTCGCAGCCTGAGCAGCATCAGCGGAGTCGACCTTGATGCCGAGTTCTGCAATGTTCATCGACTCACCTTGAATAAGTGCCCGTTTTCACGGGCTGTTGTCGCGGGCTTGGGCCATGACCGCGATGGCTTCCGATTCCATTACGCGGATGTCCTGGAACACTCGGGGGCGATCCTTCGCAGGGACGCCGACGAGCTTCATCACATCGGGTAATACGCTGTAATCGAGTCCGGTTGCGCCGCATGCACCCGTACGCCACTGGGTCCCCATCGAATCCATGACGAGGAAGGCCTTCCAGTTGTCTGGCCAGACTTCGAAGGTTTCGTCGTAATCCTCTGGCGAGAAGCCGAACATCGCCATCTGTTCAGCGGAACCGTCAGACTCATAGAGCGCTCGGGCAGCGGCGGTCAGTTTCCCAGACGGGCCTTGCCGAAGGCTTCGCTGTAGGCCTTCACCACGGCATCTGAAACACCTACGCAGCTCTTCACTAGGGCGGTGATCGACTCGTCGTTGAGCTTATCGCCAAAGCCCCACGACACGACCAGGTCCTTGATCTGATCGACACCCTGCTCGACCTCGGCGGCGGTCACGTCTACGAGGGTCGGCTCCGTGCCCTTGAAGCGTTCGCCAATGGCTTCCGCTTTTTCCTTCCAGGAATCGAACAGTTCAGCAAGTGCGGTGCGGTCTCGGTACTTGAACGTGAACGGCACCATTGCCGGCCTGTCGCCAACCTGCGGGATGGCCACATCGACGGTGAACGTCGGCTTTGGCGCAATCGAAAACTTTGCCATGGGAACCCCTTAGGCGTTGTAGCGAGTTGGGCGGGAGGCGAACGACAGAGTGATGGTCCGCGTCATGATGTTGTTGCGACTCAGCGTCGGGGTCGCAGTGATCGACACGTACGCGTAGTAGTAAATGGTTGCGCCGCCCGGGAGGTTCGCACGCACCAGGCGCGGTTCTTTGTCTTCGTCCGCAGCCTCGACAATCGCGACGTACGCTTGAGCCGGATCATCAGCAACCGGCAGCGTCATGCTGCTGGCCGACTTGGTGGTGGGCAGCTGACGGTCATCTTCGTCTTCGAGGAAGCCGTACGTGAGGAACTGCTGTTCGCCGCCGTTGGCAGCTGGCTCAGTGATCTGCGCGAGCTGCGTCCAGCCAGAAGCGGCACGGACAGTGCCCGCACCAGAGCCGGCCGGGTAGTTCTTCACGCTGGTGGTATCCACGCCTTCAGCCGCGAACTCGCCGATTTCGGAGTCGATGACGCGAGCCGGTCGACCGTTCAGCTTCGCCCAGGCGGAATCAATTACGATCACGTCGCCATCGGCCAGGCCGTGGGCGGCAGCGGTCAGCACCGCCGGTTTGGCGTTACTGATGGCAGTGAACGCTTTGGCAGTGCTCAGGATGGCCGCGATCTCGAACGTAGTGCCGTTGGGAATCTTGACGCTCATGGGTTTTCCTCTTTGCAGAAATGACAAAACCCGCTCAATGGCGGGTTCTGGTTTTGCCCAATGGGCGGATTAGATTGTGGTGTCGGCTCGGTACAAGAACGAAACCGGCACCGTATAGGTGGTGTCGTCTGGAATACCGGGGCCGGGATCGACCGGCGTCATCGTCACGACGGTCAGCGCGCCCTTCGTGTTCTGCTCGTACAGCGGGAACAGCGCGGCGACCTGATCGGCCAGCGCGCCGGCCGCACTACGATATTTGCCCGATGGCGTCACGATGCTGACCTGAAACACACCGGTGTACAGCTTGTGGTCGCCGCCGAGCGTGTTGCTCGCTGTATCAGCCGGCAGCGTGAACGCCTTCAGGTAGGTCGCGCCGTTCGCAGGCGTATACGCTTCATTCTCGACGACGACCTTCAGCGGCACCGGCAATGCTTTCGCCCAGTTGATCAGCTTGGCCTCGTAGATCGAGGCAATGATGTTGTGGCTCATACCTGATTGTTCCTGATGGCCTCCTGCACGATCTGCTGGAAGCGGGCCACGGTTATGCGGACCATGCCACCCGGTGCTTGGGTCGAATGTCCGAACTCGAGCGGGATGGCATACGGCAGGTTGTTGATGAGGTAGGCAGTCTGTCCGGCGGTGAAGTCGCTGACCGCCGAAACCAAAGCAGCGATTGTTGCTTGCCCGCCTGGATCAACCTCGTCAAAGGTCACGTTCTCCACTACATCGATCGAGAGGTGCCAATTCGCTCGGAACCGCCCGCCGACGTAGCCTTCAGGGGCAATGATATCCATGCCGTCGTTCAGCTTGCGCCCAGGCTTAAGTCGACCAGCCTTCGTCAGGTTGGCCGGATCGCTGCGCAAATCGCTGTTGTGATCGTCCACGGCCTTGTTGTATTGGCTGGCCACGGCGTTCTGTGCCCAGATCTCGGGATTTCCCACCGGCGACATGCGGATAACGCTACTGCCGACCTCGATGATGATCTCGCGCAAACTGGCGTCGATGGCCTCTGTGGCTTGGGCCGCAAACTCGGCAAGGCTCAATGCAAAGCTGCCGGACTGGCCGGCGCCAGCGCGACTCACGAGCGCACCTGCAGTTCGTACAAAATCGGTGTGCCGGCCGGGTTGATTTCTTTCAGCGGCGGAACGATCGACCACGTGCGACCCTGGACGATCACCTTGTTCAGCAAATCAGGAGCCAACGCCAGCCCCTGCGCAGCGATCTTGAGCTTCTTGTCTCCCTGCTTGATGAGGCTGTTGTTCTGGAATTCTTGGCCGGTGAAGTCGAGCAGGATGCCTTGGGCGGTCTGCTCGGTGATGGTGTCAGGCGGTGCGCTACCGGTTTCCGGATCGTACTCACCGACTGTGATTGCCCGGATGATCACGGGCTGGCCGAACTCTGTGATCATCTCCAGAGCCATCACGGCCATTTCGTCATAGAAGGCCATGGTGGCTCCAGCTTTAAATTAGAGGGTCAGCGTGCAGTTTTTCGGTCCCCACTTGAGCGCAAGTACACGATTCCCAATGCGGGAATGAACAAGCCGGGGAACAGGGTCAGCAGGTCGATCTGTCGATCATCATGCGAGAAGTACAAGAGCAACATCGAAGTGGCGGCAACCACTGCAATGAGTGATAGAGAGATGAACGGTCCGAACGTCAGCTTGGCTATTTTTAGCGTTCGTTGCCTGCCAAATGCGCAGAGAACCCACAAGTAGAACCACTCAAAAATGGCCACCATAAAGATCGCCAAAGCTAATAAGGTCGAAAGCATCCCTGAACTAACCATGTACAAGCCTTCCTTTGCCAATCTGATGAACTATTTTTTGGCTAGGATAGTTGTCCTACGCGCGGACAGCAAACAGCCCTCGCCGCTGCAAGTAGTCAGCAAACTGAGTCGCGCTCGGCCGATCAGGCGCCGCGGGCAGCAGTCGGCCGCTGGTGTTGGAAATCGTCGCGTACTCGCGGGTTACCGCGCCTTCGACACGCTCCAGCGTCACGGCGCCTTTTCGCTTCTCCACAGGGTCGATGTCGTCTTGATGAATCTCGGCGGCCAAGGCCATCTGTCCATACTGGATGCGCGCAGGCAGGTAGTTGTCGGGCTTGATCTGGCAGTCCAGTTCAACACCCCGGCGCGGCCAGGCCAGAGCCTGATCGCTATCCGTCTTGCGCCCCTTCCATGTCATGCCATCCATCGCCAAGGCGGACCGGCGAAGCAGTGCTTCTTGCGCTGGCTCGTCCGCAGGGATGGTCACGCCGAACTTGCCGGCGTACATGACCAAGTCCGCGGCGCTCGCGTAGCTTTCGGCGTCTGGCTTGCCGGTGCCGTCCTCGATGATGAGTGTCATGGATCAACTCGCTGGATTGAGTTTTGAATGTTTGGCCACCGGATTGCCGGTAGCCGCAGTATCACGCCTGGAGCAGGTCGGCGACGAGCTTTTCCAAGGATTCTTTCGACGCATTCGCGCGGTAAGTCACACCAGCAGCGTCGAGTTTAGCCTTCAGGGCTTCAACCTCCACGCCTTCACCCGCCTTCAGTTCAGCGAGCTCGTTGCGCAGCGTCTCGTTTTCCACTGCGAGATCATCGCGTGCACCAGCCAGCTCAGCCATCTGAAGACGGATAGCGTCGAGCGAATGAAATAGGCGGATTGCGAGCTCGCCGGCTCCCGGCTTTTCAATCTCTCCAGCCTCAAGCCCATCAATGACAGCGCGGACCGTATCGCTTTCGGCGCGCAGCTTGCCGATCAGTTCTTCCAGTTCAGCCTGGTTACTACCAGCACCCGCAACCAGCACAAGGCGTTGTTCGACTTTCTTCAGCGTCACTTCGACGCCGACATTCTCGTAGGCATCAACCACGTTTGGCCAGTCGCCAACCACAACAACACCGGTCACGCCTGCTTCTGGGCGGTCGAAGTGCTCTGGGTTGCGATAGCGCTTATCTGGGTCAAAGCCGGAGCTTTGAGTGGAATAGATGAGTTCCATGGAAAATCTCCGTAGCGGCCATCGCTGGCCGCTTTCATGGGGAGCCTTAAGGCGTGGTCGTCAGAGTGATCATCACACCGGCGGTGACCTTGTCGCTGTCGGAGTGCTTGACCCAGTTGGCTGCCGAACCAACGGCCGCCAAAGTTGGGTTCGCGCCGCCGACGGCGTCCTTCCAGCTGTAACCCAGCACGTCGATGTTGACAGTGCCCTCGGCGCGGTAACCGATACCAAGGTTTTCCTCGTCGTCCACGTTGTACGATCGGAAACCTGGGGCCTGGGATTCGGTGATCACCACGGCGTTCGGCAGCAGACCGAAAATAACGTCTGCCGGAGCGGTATCAGTCACCAGTACCGGCTTGCCGAGGGTGCCCGGCAGGCCGCCGTAGATCACGACACCAGCTTCCTCGTAGACCTTGTTGGCAATGGCCTCGTCGACAATGTCGAAGTAAGCGCTGGAGTGCATGACCCACAGAGCAATGCGACCGAACTTGTCGCCGAACTTGCGCATGCCGCGGGTCAGAGTCTTCTTGCCATCGGTTTCGATGTTGGCGGTGACCACCATGCCGGCGTTGGAACTGATCGCAGCACGCAGCGCAGCAGTGGCGTATTGGATGAAGCCTTCCAGGGTAGCGTCGGCAACGTCGGCGCCGATGATCTGGGAGAACTCATCAACCGGACGGCCGCGGCGCTTGAATGCCTCCTCGGTAGTCTGGTATGGGCCGTACTTCCACGGTGCTTTGACGCCAACCGCTTCGCCGGCGCCGATCTTCTTGGCGGTTACCTTACCGACGGAGTTGACGTCGCGGTGTTCCAGCGAGCCGCCGATCTTGTAGAAAGAGCGTTTGCGGAAGTCACCTTCGATCAGTTCGTTGTCGAGAACGATCGCCCCATTGGACGAAGCGTTGAACACATCGAGGTTATCCTGGACACGCTCCAGGTATGCGGTTTGCGCCTCATCGTTGTAGATGATCAGGTCGCTGTTAACGGTTGTAGCCATGGATGAATCCCCTTACTTGGGCAATTGCAAGAATGCGGTTTGGCCGTGCTTGCGCTGGTAATCGCGCTTTTGCTCGGAGGTCATTTCGGAGCGTTTCGGCGTGGCCTGACCATTCACCCGCTCCAGGGCATTTGTTCCTGTAGCCCTGGGCCACAAGTGAGGCGCGCTTTCGCGCAGTGATTCCGCCCATTCGAGCGGGGTCAGAGGGGTCTTGCCGTCTTTGCCGAGGATGGTCTGGCCAGACTCATCAACGGCCACCGCTTCGCCCTCTTCATTCAGTGAAAACACGCCCTTGGCGCGCAGGATGATGTCGTCGGTTGCTTCCGGCAGAGCGCCGGCTTTCAGTGCTGCGCCGCGTACCGAGTCGCCCAGGACTTTGCCCTGGAACTTGGCAGCGAAGGCTTCAGCCTTTTCGGCGCGCGTGGTGATTGCCTTCAGTTGCTTGTCGGTATCAGCGCGCAGGCGCTCGGTACGGCGGTTAAAGACCTCATCCACCTTGCCCTCTGTCAGCAGCTTGGTTTCTTCGTCCTGGCCCGCCCGGCTCAGCAGCCCTTTGACGGCGTCGATGTCGATGCCTTCAAACTGGGTTTCGAACTGGGTCAGCTTGCCGGTGGTGTCCTTCAGCTTGCCCAGCAGCTCCGTGTTCTTGGTTTTCAGCCCGGAAACGGATGCTTCAACGGCAGTCGCGATAGCGGCCTTGATTGCCGGGTTTTCCAGGTCGATTTCGTTTTCTTCTGCCACGTTGATGCACCCCTTGGGTTTGGTTTACCTGCTTTACAGGCATAAAAAAACCCGCTATGTGCGGGCGTATTTAATTAGAATCTCGTTTTCACTTTCGCTTAACAAAGTGAGTTGTCGGATAGGAATCCAATGAGCGAAGCAGTCAACACCAGTAAATTCAGCATCATATTTCCCGTCGCGTGCACGCTGATTGGAGTCTTCGCCACAAGCACCTTCACTTGGCTAACTAGCTATCAAACGGCATCCCTAAGTCAGAAGAGCGCGTGCATTCAGCGAATAGACACACAGGAGAAACTTCTCCGAGAGAAAGGTGAGAGCTTTCTCGCTGCAATGGGCGATATGCTCAATTATTCGATTTTTCCAAAAACCTCTACCGCTCGAGAACTGGCGGAGAATGCAGGTCCTCTCATCAAAGCTGGAGTTGTGATGTCTGCATATGCCCCGCCGGAGCTTGGGCTCAGGTCAATGATGATTTCCAACTCAATTCGAGCTGGATCTCTTGCGTCTATGCACAAGCTCGACGAGGACGTCGCAATGGGAACAATCGACGAGTCCTTTGGAAAGTGGCACTCAGCCTATTACGATGCGTTGAACACGCTGGATAAGCAGCGTCAAAAGTGTGAATGATTCAGATCCCTGCGCGCTCGAACGCTAATGGCTCCAGCCCCTTCATTTGCACCAGAGTCAACGGCGCAAAGTTGCGATCCAACTGCAGCTCAGCAAAGCGCTGCACGCTCAACCCTCCTTCACGGAACAGCTTTGCCCGAACGGGGCCGATAGCCACATCCTGAAACGACGCGGGCTGCTGCTGAAGCCAGTGGTAATAGTCGAGGCTCGCACTGACCTGGCCTGCACCATCCGCCCCTACTGAGGCCCGCGTAGCACCCTTGGCGAACATCTCGCTGAGTTTGGTCAGCAGAATGAACGTGGTTCGGCAGTTCGGGTGAAACGGTGGCCGGGGGCCGGAGTCGACCGGGAAACGTCGCTTATCCATCGAGCGACATTGCTGGCTGGTCTTGCTGTCTAGCGTGGCGACCATTTCAACTTCGGAAACGATATCAGTGTTGGCCTTGGCCACCTCCATACGCGCCTGGGAGGCCACATGTTGAATCGCGGTGTGCACGACCGTGCTGGCGTTGCGATTGGTCGTTACCAGGACGCCGTCCTTGTACCCCGCCGCCTTGGTGCCGCGAATGTTGCGGACGACTTGGAAGTTCGTTTGTCCTTCGAAGAAGCCCTGTCGGATTGTGCCGGTGATGCGCTCCCGTTCGGCGGTGGTCCAGCCTTTGATGAACGACTTCAGAAGCTTCCCGCCACCGGTGCCGCGCACGCTGAGCGGATTCGTCAGCACCGCCGCCCTGATGGCCGCCGCCGTCGGCGCCGCCACGTCCAGCGACACACCGACCGGCGCAGACCTGGCCAAGCTCGTCGCCTCGAACTCGGCTTCATAGTTGGCAATGTCGATCAGATCGAGGTTCAGTTGCACGCTGTAGCGGTCGAAGATGCCCAGCAGCAGGCTGTCGACTTCCTTCAACAGCGCCTCAAGCCGTTTGACGTTGTACTCGGTCAGATCTGACTGGGTGAGTCGGTCGCGGATTGAGCGGTCGATCTCCTTGAGGAAAGGTGCAAACTTGCCGACCTCCCCCGCCTTCAGCTTTTCGAGGAAGACCGCATGCCGGATCGTGGCATCAAGGATTGCTTGGTTTGCCGCCATTTGGTATCACCTCGTCGTCCAGGCCCAGCCCATCGCTCTGCTCTTGAAGCTCGCCATCGATCTGCAGGTCCGTGCGTTCAGGGGCAATCAAGCCCAACTTGCGCAAATAGGATCGAAGGTCAGCCTTCGCGAATCCGCCGTTCTGCCACAAGCCAACCAAGGCCGTGATCATTTGCGGATCGGCCGTCAGCTCGACGAACTCCTGATTGACTTGGTAGGCGACATTGTCACTGACGCCCATGTACTGGCCGCACCACATGATCGCCCGGGTGTAGGCCTCGCTTACGTTCGCCACGCAACCGGCCAGAACCGATGTCGATGCTGACTGATCACCACGGGACTCGGTAGCCGTTTTGGCCGCCAGTGAAGCGACGACCATGCGAGCGCCCAGCTCGATCATCATCTGGTTCTTGTCGGCCATTGCCTCTTTGACCAGGGTGTTCGGCGATGGCTGTGCGTAACCAAAGGCGCCACCTGCGGGGAGCAGCATTGGCGCCCGGGAACCGACGTAAACGCCGTTTTTCTCCATATGGTCGCGCCACTGCTCATCCAGGCCGGAGATCCATGGCTGAGCCTGACCGCACCAGAAGACGCTGTCTTCGTAGTCAGCGCTGTTGCGGTAATGCCCCAGGTTGATCATTGCGATGTCGTAAAGCGGTGACTCGTCGATTGTTGGATCGTTGTTCTGTGCACCGACGAATGTGAACGGGATTTCTTTGAGGCGCCCGGTAATGCCCTCCGGAATAAATGTGTCCGTGACCTCAAGTGGGCCACCACCTCTCGGACCAGAGCGACGCCAAACTCGGCAGACAAAACCTTCAGGCTCCAGCGCAAGCTCACGAAACTGCTCGACCACCTTGAATCCGAAGCCGTCCTCAACCTCCGGCATCTCACGCAGCACGACCAACGTCAGCACGTTGTGGCCGTTCACCATGCCGGTGCGCCAGTTGATGATGTCCTCAGCGCAGTACGACAGGATCACTGAGTGACCACCAGCACCGTCATCTTGGTGGTAATCGACGTACAGACCATGACGCCCAGCCTCAAGCACCTTCTCAAGCGTGCCTTGCGAGTGCTGATAGATGCTCACCCCGGATCCGTTGGCGTTGTCCTGCAAGTACTCCAGCTTCTTCGGCGCGGTCAGCGTCGGGTCTTTGTGGAAGGCCAGGCCCAGCAAGCCGTTGCGTGTGTGGCCGGTAGCATTTTTGAACACCGCCCGCTCACGGTAGGACTTGTTGCGGTCGACGTTCTCCGACGACTTGTCGTGCGCATTGATGTACGGCAGCCGAGAAACAACCCGGTGCTGGCCGGCGCAAACATCGCGCACGGTTGCCCAGCGCTCCAGCGCTTCGATGTAGTCCGCCCGCTTGAAGGAGACGTCGTTGCTCATCGGGCGAATCCCATTTTGATTGCGGTGACCGGCTTGATAATCGGGTACTCGCGGTGAATGAAGTAACCGCCGCCGTCGTTGGCGTGGTCGTTGCCCTGGCTCTTGTCCGGCTCGCCGTTGGGCGCCCAGATCTGCTGCTCAAGGCCGTCGGCGTATGTCGGGCAGGTGAACGGATTGACCAGGTAACGCCGTTCGCCCTGGGCGTTGCAGAACATCGCGTTCATGGCGTTGATCCGATCCTTGACTGGCGGGTTGGCTGCCGGCGCGATGACCGTGAAGCCCGCCTGCTTGAGCATGGCGATATCGGTGACGCTGGCGTTGACTGACTTGCGCGAATCGCCAGAGGCGTCCGGGTAGATCCGAATCTCGCAGGTCTTCTTGTAGTCGTTGCCGGTGTGCTCCCAGTAGCGTTCCTTGATGCGACGGATCATGTCCGGCGTGTCGTAGCCATCCATCAGCTCATCTACCGCCCGAGGAAGACCCTGCTCCCGTTTGACGTGAGTGATCGCCGCCATCTTGCCGACGTTGAAGTCCATGCCTATGAACAGAGGCTCACCCGGCTGGACGGTGTCGAAGCACTGATTCAGCTTGCGGTCGTATGTGTGGTAGATCGAGCCGGACGTCAGGTTGACGAACTGTCCGTTCAGGTAAGCGAGGATCAGCTGCGGCGGATACGACTCCATCAACGATTCGATGTAGTCGCCTGGCAGATTCAGTTCGTTGTCGAACGTGCTCGCCTGCACCAGGCCGTACATCTCATTCAGCTTCGGTTTGTCGCGGAGCTGCTTCACGAACTGGAGGAAGACGAACTTGAAGCCTTCCGGCGTCGTGGTCACGTCAACGCCGTTCTTCAGCCCCGACAGGTTGTAACGCATCCGGGCAATGATCTTGCGCCAAGCTTGCTGCGCCTTGATTGACGTCAGCACGTCCAGCTCATCCACCAGTGCATGACCGATCTTGAAGCCGACGATGGTCTGCGGCTTCTCCATCGACCGGCAAATCACAGTGCCGCGATACTGCCGGCCGCTGTAAATGTGAACCTCATGGTTCGCCTGGTTGATTTTGGTCTTCAGCCCCCAGTCATAGGCCACCTCTTCCACTGTCGGATAGAAGATGTCCCGGATCTGCGGGTAGGTCGGTGCGAAGTAGCCAGCGTTGACGCCGGGCCACTCCATGAAGTGCTTGCACAGCGCCGAGCATCCCACCCAGGTCTTACCTGAGCCGAACCCTGCAACGAATGCGCGGAATTTGTGAGGCAGCGTGAGGAAGTGAGCCTGCGGAACATTAAGGCTCGGCATTCGGCTTCCTCGCATCCACTACGTCGACCTGGATACGAGTCGGAATTGCCGGCTCGTCATCAGGCTCGTCCTTCCGATTGCGGTTGACGTACATGTCGCCGGTTTCTTTCGCGGCCTGTTCCAGAATCTGCATGGCCAAGCCGATGTTCTTCATCGTCTCGGCCTTCTCCACGAAGCGGTTCATGGCCCGCAGGCGGAACGCACGATTGGCGATCGGGATCTCAGCTGTCTCTTCGCGGAATCGCTTGCGGGTGTCGTGGAACAGCGTCACCCACTTCTTTGCCAAATCTCTCCCGGCACGTTTGGTCGGGTCTTGGGCTTCACACTGCTGGCGGGTAACCTCAATGCCGAACTCTTCTCGGACAGCCGCTGCAACCTGCGAAGGAGTGTCGAAACACGCCAAGGCCTGAACCATGAAGCCTTTCACCTCATTGTTCAGGGCTGCCATAGGGTAAATTCCGTCTTAGGTCTGTCAGGGGTCAGGCCGATCTGAGCAGACAGGTTCCGCAGGCCCTCGATATGTTCAATTTCCCTACCTCAGCAGGTTTGTTTGCAGCGTCGACCAGCTCTTGCACATCAGGGCTCGCACCATAGCGGCGGACCACGCCGACGAACTCTTCGACGTCGTGGCCGCGCATCTCAAGCTTCGGCGCCCCTTCCTTCGTAAAGGCTGGCTGACCGTACTTATCGCTGGCGTGAGCAATGTGGTAGAGCTCGTGCTCAATCAGTGCGCAGAAGTCAGCATCGGAACACTGAGAGCAGTAATCGGCAGCCAAGGTGATGATGAAAGCCGGCACATCACCGAACCAATCACGCATCTGTTGTTCCATCCGAGCCTTCTGCCAACCACCCGCACGAAAGGCGACCTGCTCGGCCTGGCCAAGAACTGTCCGGCCCTGCTTCTCGAAGTGTGAGGACGCCCACATGATGCGGATGTCTGCATCCAGTAGATGGGCATGGTCTTCATTGTGAATGCTGCCGGTGTCGGCAAGGATCTCGGATTGGAGCCAGTCCCATACCTCAGGTGCTGGTGTCAGGCGGATGCCGAAGTCGGATAGCTCTGACAGCTCAAGAAGTGACACCGGTGGCACTGGCCTATCCATAGATCACCTTGGGCTTGAAATAGTGGCGCATTGCCGGTAATAAGTCCGCGTGAATGGCGCCATAGAATTCAAGGTGTAGGAAATGGATAACCTTACAAAGCTGCGCATGGGACTGACAATCGGAGCTATTGTCGGATTTTTACCAATTACCCTCCTCTTCGCAGGCGGCATTGTTGGTTTCTTTATCCCCCTTGTATTTGTCGCCCCAAATACACCGTTCGTAGTGCTAGTGCTTATAGGTGCCTGCATCATCTCGACTTTCGGGATATGGTCAATATGGAAAATCTATGCGCTTGCAATGGCAGCTTCGCCTGATGTTCGCAACGCTCTTCTACTTGCATCCGGAGCTGTGAGTGCCATGATTTGGGGATTGCTCCTCGCTTACTTCACACGCGAGATTTCCGAAGTTACATGCATATTTCTGATGCCTGGGATCACCTCGACAGTCATGCTCGCAATCACATTGAAAAGAGTGCGAGCCTGACGCGCTCGAAGTATCGGATCAGTTTTTTACCCGTCTGAGCTGTCGAGCAGCACACCAATCAGCTTCTGCTCACCCAGGCGAAACAGTGCAAGCAACTGCATGTCGTCGGCCATCGGGCCAAATCCGAACACATCGATACGACCGCTGTCAGTGCGCATGCCAATCACACCGACCGAGCAGGCTTCACGCTCACCCGACTCGAGGTCATCGGCGATCTTGCGCAGTGAGCGAACGGTGTCTCGCCATCCTTCGCGCTTGAACGCCAGAACCTTGACGGTCATTCAGTTCACCATGATGTTGGTCTGCACCTGGGCGTGCCCGTGCAAGAGTGATACGACCAACCCTTGAGGAAGGCCGGCGCCCTTGGCAGCGTCAATCGCTTTGGCAATGGCGCTATCCAGTTCAGTGATCGCCTGGTTTATGGCGGGACTCAGCGGCAATGCGTGATGCAAGCGGGTGACGTTGGTCATGCCCTTCTCCAATGTCGCGACACAATTTGCTGATTCGCGAAACGTGTCGCGGACTACCTGTTCTTCTGTGCAGCCGAATAAGCCGCCTCACACGCAAAGCCAGCTATTCGGCTTCGGTCAAGCGCTGCTGCCAGGCTTCCCGCTGTCTCGTCAGCCATTCGACGCAGGTCGGCGAGCAGAACGGTAAGGTCGGCTCTTGCCTTGCTTCCGCTGGCAACCTCGGCAGCACAGGACTTTCGGGTGGCGAGGAGGTTGGTGATTTGTTGCTGCAAGCTGCGAGCGCGGCCATCAGCAATAGCAACAGCAGCCGTAACGTGCTCAGTCTTGGCTTTCGCATCGTCGGAGACTCGGTTGATGTCATCAGTGATTTGCCGTTGCAGGCGCAGCGTGTTGCCGAGGGAAGTCACCCGGGTGTTGGCCGTGTCGCGCTCGGCCGCTACGAGTGCGCGGTCAGCCTTCACGCTATCCAGCCGCCACGAGAGGTAGCTGATGGATGCCAGCGCCGCGAGGACGACCCACAACCACGTCGGGACCATCCGAAGAAGAGTCACGGGGTCTTTCTCTCTGCTGCCTTGCCGACCTTGTCGCAGGTCATGCAGTGCTCGCAGTTCAGCGTGCGGCAGAGCCAGGCTTTCACCGACTGCCAGTACGTGACCATGAAGATGTGGCGGGCGCCGGCCAGAGCCAGAGACACATGCAGCGTCAGCCCTGCTGTGGTCGGGCCGAAGAAAATGTTCTGACTGCGAACCATCACCACGAACCCGCTTATGGCGATCGTCGAGTAGATCAGCTTCCCAAGGATGCCGTCCCTCACCTTCCCGCTTAGTACGCACCAGGTGGCCCACAGCGAAATCAGACCTACCGCAATAGAATTGATCAGTTCGTAGTTCATGGTGGATTGCCTCCCCCGAACCGCTGGCGGATAAGCGCCCAGAGGTCAGCGGCTTTAATGGCTCGGTTGATGGCCGCCAGGAGCGAACCACCGAAGGTGCCGAGCAGGAAGCCGATGCCAGCGACAATTCTCGGCTCGGTCACACCCAGGTAGGTGCTGACCATGCTCGTCAGGTACCACGAGCAGGCGACACCGGTAATCAAAAAGATCGCCCAGGCGCGCCAATCCGTCAGGTCGTCCTTGTGCCACCAGCTGGCAATGACGGCGCCAGTGAAGCCAGCGATCAACAATCCAAACCTGTCGAGATTGTCGAGCAGGCGCTGCAAATACTCCATGCGCTCGACTCCGTTGGCATGACTTGATTTGAATCAGCTCCAGCAGCACTCCCAGCCATAGCGATGGGTGTGGTGGAGCCGAAAACGAAAAGGCCTCGATCAATGTCGAGGCCCTGAATGGGTGTGCTTTAAATACTCTCGATTGCCAAACTTGGGTTTGGAACTACGCTCGTTGAGCGCTAACCAACCTAAGGAAACCGATATGGCAATTGATCACTCACTAAACTTGAAATTGCTAGATGCGCTGGAAAAAGAATTTCCTGACACCATTGATATCAGCAAGCTAAATGCTTTGGGCGAGCCGCAGGAGGTAAAGAGATCACTCTATTACCTTTCGGAGCAGGGCTATGTGGACATCAATGAATCCAAACACATGCGTGGTTCAGATTTGATGTCAGCAAAAATAACCGCCTCCGGCATCGACAAGATTGGCGATTAGAAACAAAAAACCCGGCTCGCAGGCCGGGTTGATATACAGAACCTGTAACAGCTGACTCTTACTTCCAAACCAAAGGATTGGCGTCGCTGCCATTCTTCCGTCCGCAAAGCAGAGGCTTGACCAAGCCCTCTTCTACAATCTGCGCCCCTTCGGAGTACGGAATGCCTTTGTAATAACAAGCAATCATGGGATCCATGACTACAGCAGGCTGGGCACCAGCCTGAGTGCTATAGACATCTTCAGGAGCGCTCTGAGCCACAGCTTGAGCTGCAAAAAACGCGAAAGATGCAACAACAACGAAACGAATTGCAGTCATAACAAGCCCTAGTAAGTGAGTGCCATCACACTATAGTGGCGATTGTATGGCGATACAATGGCGTCAAAACACTATCATTTTGATTTCAGTCATAAAAAACCCGGCGCGATGGCCGGGTTCAGGTATTCGTGTGCGTGTTGCGTGAATTGCGCACTATGGGAAAAGTACGCGCAATTCCCCGTCATGTCAATATGTTTATGCCGCCTCTTCTTCTTTTTCCGAGTGAATAACCTGCCATACCGGTTGTTGAGCCTGAATATCCACCTCCTTGATCACTTCTTTCAGGGATTCCCACAGTTCGAGCCAGTCGCGCGTCCAGTTCTTCGGATCGATCGTCACCCCGAAGAAGGTTTTCATCTCCGCGGCAACCCTTGCCGGCCCCCACTCTGCTGCCCCGACGACCTCGCCCTTGTACGATTGCAACGCCAGAGTCACCAGGTACTGCGCCTTCACGCGCTTGGCCGATGTCAGGTCTGGCAACTTGGCGTGGGCGGTGATCAGCAGCACGGCGTTCATGACGTGGCGCATGGTCATCGCCGGGTGGTAGAGGTAGTGCCCGAACTGCTGCACCTGGAACGGCAGTGTGTCGATGGCGCGCAAGACCTTACCGATGGTTGCCAGGTGCGCGGCGCGGGCAGTAGATCGGCCAATCGGCGCGCGGCGCGTCTCGCTGATGCTGATCTTCTGCCGAACGATCTGAATGCGTTCTTCCTTATCATCGCCCAGGGCGGCAAACACGGCCTCATGGCGGCGCATTCGATTGCCGGCCTTCACCGGTGCCGATTCAGCCTTGTCGATTGCCACAGCGCTGATCGACGCGTTCGATTCGTGCTGCGACTCAGTCCATACCTGTCTTGCGTTGATCAGCTTCATGCGGCTTCCTTTTTCAGTTCTTTGGTCTTCGCCAGGTAATCGGCCTTGATGTTTTTCAGGTCTTCAATGGTGTAGCGCTTCGGGTCGTGCGGTCCTTCGAGCCAATCCACCCTGTCGGCGCCGATGCGCTTCACCAGCTCGATGCGGTAATTCACGATGTCGCCGGACTTGTGCGTGTTGCATGGCGAGCATTGCCGGTGGCAGTTCAGCGGTTCGAATCGCAGCGCCGGATTACTCCCGACAGTCCGGTAATGCCCGGCGTCGTACTTGCCCTGGTGGTGTCGGCCGCAGCTAATGCACGGCAATGCCACATCACGCTCGCGAACCCAGGCGTTGAAAGCCGTCTGAGCCTCTTTCATGTACTGCCCTTTCGGCTTGATCCGCTCTTTGGCTGCGCGGATCTCCTTGCGGCCAATATCGGCCAACGATTTGCGCGCTTTTTCTTCGTTTACGTGTTTGATGGCCAGGCCACACTTAGGGCTGCAAACGGCTTGCCCGAGGCGCTGCGGCGGGAAGCTGATGCCGCACGCGGGGTTCTTGCACTTCTTTGGTCGTGGTTGCTTGGCGATCATGCAGCCTCCTTGCTGAGCAGATCAGTGAACACCACGCCCTGTCCGGTGAAAAAAGCGGCGATGCGGTCGGTGTACGCCACGCCCTGGGCGCGGTTGAACAGACTGGTAACGGGGAAGCCATCCGGACCGAACAGCTTGCACTCGCCCATCATGGACAGCTTCTCCTCGTAGGGCAGATGGCGCATGACCCGGTACCACGCAGCCTGGAATCCCGAGTCCTCGTTCAGCAGGATCTGCACGCCGAAGTGCAGCTTGCAGTAGCGCCGAGCGTCGGCCGCATCGCCGATCTGAGTCATCTCGGCGATGCGCTTGTACATCCCGAACCACAGCGAGTTCTGGTCGAGCGTGCGGTCCTTGCCAGGGCGCAGGGACACCACGACGAACTTCTTGTCGCGGTACATGGTGGTAAGACTGGTAATCGCCTCGGAAAGCTTGGCCTGGCTGTTGACGCTGATCTTGTCGGACATGATCAAAACCCCTCCTTGCCGCGCTGAGATTCCCATTCGAACGGAATGACGATCACCCCGCCCTCCCGCAGACGATCCGCACACCGCTCGCCGATCGCGGCCGGCAATGCCTTGGCATCCAGATTGGAAACGATCACCGTCGGGCGCTGCTCCTCGTACCGGCCGTTGATGATTGCGAAGAGCGTGGTCAGCTCGAAGTCGCTGGGCTTTTCCTTGCTGACGCCGATCTCGTCGAGGATCAGCAGCGAAGGACTGACGAGGCTCGACAGGATCTGGCTTTCGCTCTGCTCACTGGTCCGGTCGTAGGTGGCTCGGATTGCTTGCAAGACCGAGCCGACAGTGCGGTACACGGCGGTAGCGCTCGACCGGGCCATGATCTCGTTCGCGATCGCCACGGACAGGTGCGTTTTGCCAGTGCCCGGCTTGCCCAGTAGCAACAGACAACGGCCCGACTCGGCGATCTGCGAGAACTCGGCGGCGTACCGGCGGCAGGTGTTCAGCGCTTTCTGCTGCTCAGCTGTGGTGGCCGCGTAGCCTTCGAAGGTTTTGCCGGCGAAGCGCTTCGGGATCAGCGCCGAGCCAAGCTTGCGCTCCATGGCCATGCGGAGCATCAGCGCCTTACTCTGGCGCTCGGACTCATCCGTCGCTTCCTGGGCAATGCGGGAACACTCGGGGCAACCGGTCTTTAGCTCGCGGCCGATGACCGAGAAAATCTTCTGCTCGAACTCACCGTGGATTTCGCAATTGGCGGGCTGGATGCGAGTTCCTGGCGGAAGCTCGGGGGTCGGTTGTACTGGTTCAGAACGCATAGCTGCCGTCCTCCCGCTGGATTAGTCCGTCGGTGTAGTTACGGTCAGCGAAGCCGGTGTGACGGGACTGAGCGACCGGTGCCGGGGCCGACTCGGCCATACGCTTGATCACCCAGGACGCCTTGAATCCCTGCCACCCAGAAGTCAGCGCCTCAGTGATCGCATCGGCGGCGGTTATTCCGGCTTCGACGCACTTCGCCAGCTCAGCGTTGACGGTTGACCAAACGGTGGCGGTGACGGCGGCGCGCTTGGCCTTGCGCTGCGTTAGCCAGTCGGCCAGAAGTTGCTCAGGGACGTTGTGCGGGTTGTCCGCCAGCAGCTGGGTCATGCCGAACGGAGCCTTGCGATCAGGCTTCGGTTGTTCCGGCTGCTCTTGGGGCGGATTAATCTCTTCCGAAGGAAGAGTTAATAGGGGTTCTTTCTTTGTATAAAGAAGGCAAGTTGCCGTTTTGGTCTCACTCGCATTAGGTCTCAGTGAGACGATTTGGGCTGAGTGAGACGTTTTGGTCTCAGTGAGATTGGCAGGTTTTTCCTCATAGAAGGACCACTCGCGAATAGGGGAAATCCCGATATCACCTCGGCTTCCCCCTACACGGAAAATGATTCGACGCTCAAGGAGATGACTGATCGCTTTCGACGTGACGTCTCGGCGCATATTGGTCTGCTTGCCGATATCGTCGGCGGTCAGGCGCTTGGTTTCGAGTTGATAGCCGATGGTCTGCCGTGCAATGGCCATGAGAACGCGCAGTTCGCGCGCTGGCAGGTCAACCGTAGCCAAAGCCTCCATCAGGCTGTTGTCCATACGGGTGAATCCCCTGCTGCTGTTCAGCTGGATGATGTTGTCGGGGGTCATTGCTTGACTCCCTGAGAACGAGATTTGAGGCGCGACACGTTTTCGGAATTAACAAAACGTGTCGCGATATTGTTCGGGGTATTGCTTGAATTGTGTTGGCTCTGCATAATCGGCGCTCTCTAGTTTTGCGAATCAGCCGACCTTCTCCGTCGGCTTTTTTGTGTCTGAAATTCAGGCAGCCTTCAGCGACTCGCGCAGAACGTGCAGCGCGTCAATGGCTTCCTGGATGGCTTTGTCGCCCTGGGCTTTTTCGTGCTGGCTGATGTGTTTGTCAGAAGCGGCGTCGAAGATCAGCCGACCCACGTCTCCGCACTCGGCGGTCAGGTGGCACAGCGCGACCATCAGCGGCTTCGGTGCCGGGCGCTCACGCTCCAACAAATCAAAGCCGAACTCGTTGGCCAAGGCCGCCAGCGGGCCTTTGTCGCCGGTGTGCAACAAGATCCCGTACAGATGTTCAATGGTTAGGTGGTGAGCGTCGTTGTCCGGGTTTGCGCGCTGGAGCAGGCTCACATGCGGAACACCCATCTTGGCGCTCAGCGATTTAGCTTCGTTGTCCTTGACCGCGTCGTGGCAGGCCCGCAGGAACTTGTCCATTCGTAAAACCTCGTTTCTGTTTCCGTGGTGGCGTTACGCCAACAAAGCGATGATGTGTTCATCAACTGATCAGGGACGCATCCATGACCTCTAATTCCGAATTGCAAGGCGAGATATCCGCCCTTTGTTGCTTGATGGTCGCCCTTGCTTCCACCCTCCCCCTGTCTTCTCAGCTCAGGCTTTGGCCTGCGTTTGAGCGAGTTGCCAGCCCTCTTAGAAGGCGGCTTGACCGTGAAGAGTTGCGCGGCTTTGAGCGGGTTACTGCCTCGATCAGCTCGCAGCGAGTTGTTGGTTAGCTCGCAAGGCGCTGGACTTGCCCGGGAAATGGCTTGATCTCTTCAGCCTTGAAAGATCCGTCTTCGAGCTCGATCACGTAGACGACCCGATCTGCACGAATTGCTTTGCTGATTCCGCCTTGGGTAAGCCCAAGAGCGGCGGCAGCCTTGATCTGCCCGACCTTTGTCACGAACTCTTTAAGTGGTGTGCGTTGCATACGGGATTCTCCTGCGCGATGCCCGCCAACGTATTACTTGCGGTCTTTATTATGTCAATATCGGCGGTCTTGGAATGTTAATACCCGAAGTAATACAGTTGGCCGATGAAAATTCCTGAAAAAAAGCCAGCCAAAAAACGCCCGCTATCTGAGATAGAGGCGGCTGAGTGCTCCGCGCTGAATGCCATTTACAAGGCAAAAAAGAAGGCTCTTGGGATCAGCCAAGAGAAGATTGCGATCGAGGGCTTGAAGGCGAACAGCCAGAGCGCTGCAAGCCATTACTTGACCGGGCGAAACGCCCTAAATATTGAAGCCGCCGCAGTGTTCGCTCGCTACCTCCAAGTACCGGTTTCCGATTTCAGCGAGCGCCTGGCCAAAGAGATCAAAGGGATTTCTGGCTCTTCAGAATCCAACGTCGGCGAATCTCGCCAGCCTGTTGAGTCCTACCGCTACCCGGTGATCAGTTGGGTAGCTGCCGGCGCATGGGCTGAGGCAGTGGAGCCCTACCCGGCTGGTTTCTCGGATCGCTATGAGTTTTCCGAGTACGACTCGAAGGGTGCGGCGTTTTGGCTGGAGGTCAAAGGCGACTCGATGACATCCCCAGCCGGGCAAAGCATCACCGAAGGCACGCTGATCCTGGTGGACACAGAAGCAGAGGCAGCGCCTGGAAAACTTGTGATCGCCAAACTGCCAGAGAGCAATGAGGCAACGTTCAAGAAGCTCGTCAGCGATGGTGGAAGGCTGTTCTTAAAGCCGCTGAACCCTGGGTACCCGATTGAACCGTTTGACGAACGCTGCCGGATCGTGGGCGTCGTCGTGCGGGCGCTGCAGAAGTTCTGAAAATGCCAAAGAAACGGCCGATAGAACCCACTACAGCAAACGCTGCAGACATTGAAAAATCTATCCAGGCGCTGAACAAAATGGCTGAGCGCCTTTGGGGAGATGGTCGAGAGACCGAGGCGAAAACCCTCCTTGATGCCTTAGATACATTAAACAGGGCGCTCGATCGGATCAGGTTGGCGAAAGCCGCAGGTTTGTGACTCTCCATTGATTTCGAGAGCGGATTTTTAATTGCCTCAAAGGGAGTTGAGATGACATCAGTTACATTTCTGGATGGCGAGGAAGATATTCCCGAAATTGTTCATGCTCTAAAGTCTTGTGGAGTAGCAGTTATCGGATGCATGCGCACTCGCGCACCGGAGCTCCGAGCGCTGGTCAGCAAAGCTTTGGGGGCAGACAAGAAAGACGGATACGGGGTTCTCAACCTGCTGTTGCCGCTAACTCACGAGGGGGACATTTGGGATACCACCGTGTTTTTTTATGATGCCAAACACAGCTACCGACCGGGCAAGTCCGTTGCTTTGGTGAATCGGGCGTTGAACGCATGGATTGCTGAAGGCCAGAAAGATTACTACCTCTACAGTGAGTAGAAATAGTTTTGGGTACTATTGGTCCAGCTGCTCCCTCAGTCGCGATCAGAAGCATATGAATAGGACAAGGATGAACCAGATGGGGTTGCTCGAATTTTTATCCGACCTTCTCGGTGGTCTCGCTAATCTCCAGCCTTACGAAAAGCCTCGCAGGGTCTTCACGCGCGGCTTTGTTGCATTCTGCGTGCTGGTGGCTGTTTTTGAGCTGATAGCGCTAAACCAGCTCTATGGCGCGCGCGGCTGAATTCTAGCTACCCGATCGCCAATACATAAATTGCAATGGAATTTATGAAAAAGCTACTTCTCTCGCTCTTTATGGGCTTGCTTCTTTCAGGTTGCGCCACCGCCCCAAGCTACCAGGTGCCCGATGGGCTTTGGTACGCTGAAAAAGAAGATCCTGATCACTATCGATATCACGTTTATGTTTACTTTAAGGATGATAGTCACTTCATCTGGTGGCGGACCAAGGAAACTCAGGACGTTGTCATGAAGCGATGGGCGTACTACACCCACGATCATCCTGGGGTAGACAATCCGACCATTTACACGCGCCAGGGGGACCAATTAAAGGGCGAGCGGCGCATTGTCGATAGAAGCAGTGAGGGCATTCTTCAAGCCACGACCACTCAGACCTTTAACGGGCGCTTTAACGGCGACGAGCTGGTCATGGAGTTCATTGACGCCTCGGTTTGGGCCTCTGGTAACGATGCTGGCAGGGATGTAGTGCGATGGTCGATGAAGCGGCTCAGGTCTCAATCTGCCAAATGAACAATGACCCCTGATGATTAATAGATGCCGTTGACTGAGACTTGGCAACAGGACGTCTGTCTCAGAGGCCAGATTGCCTACAAAAATTGCTGCGAATGCACGCGAAACGAATAAATACAGGGAATTTAAATGCGCTTCACCCCAATCCTATTAGCGCTTGCCTTGGCAGGTTGCGCCAGCACGCCTCCACAGCTGTCCCCGTTTGCTCAGACCAGCCTGGATGCTCCTATGCCTACATCTGAAAGTCAGCGCGTCTGGGAGTGCGCGGGGACGACTGACGTAGTCGAAGGCCAAAAGTTCGTTCTCAAACTACAGGGTAGGCCAGTAGATTCGGGAGGCGAAATCTGGTCGACCCTAGAAAGGGCCAAGCGTTTGGGCTGCACTCAGGCGGAGATGGACGCGCGAGATATGGGGCGCTGGTCAAGCCCGCCAGTCTCGCCACGTCCGCTCTGATTATCGAGAAGCGCGGCTGGCGAGTTATGCCGACGAGATTAAAGCCGGCGCAACAACCAGGACGGTCGAATAGATGGCAGATCTAATACAAGGGCTCGATGCCCCAGAACATATCCGCCCGGCCCAGCGCCGGGCTTTTCGTATCTGTCCTGCCCTGTCATGCCTTCGTCACACCTACCAAGCACACTGCAGTCAGCCAAAGGGATTTGGCCACGTGCATAAAGAGCCCGGCCTAGCGCCGGGCTTTTTCGTATCTGTGACATGCTTTTCACGAAGTGCTCACAGAACGCAGCGCAGATTGAGCAGACAAAAGGATTTGACCCCATACAGAGAGCCCGCAATACGCGGGCTTTTTGTTGTCAGCCATTGCCACAGCTACGCTCTCCATTCCCTCGAATGGAGTCGAAGCTATGCCCTCCCCCGAATACTCTCTCCCTGATGTTCTTGAACGCCTGCATCACAATCAGCTCGCCCTTGAGGCTGCGCTGATGGAGCCGACCTTATTGATTGAGAGCCAAGGCCATGCCCAGACTGGCGACAACATTCGCGGCGGCCTTCATACGATCGGCGAGAACACAGGGCACATCAAACAAGGCCTGGTCAGGCTAAAGACTCAAGGGCCGAATTGATCGCAGCACCCTCCTCCAGATATGCGCAACAAAATAGAGCCCGCCACGCGGGCTTTTTTGTGCCCGGAGAAAGGTGCTTGCAAGCCCCTGCTACCGAAACAGATAGGTCAATGTCTCTTGCCAAAATATGGCAGGAACAATACTGTATATATATACAGCTACAGCAAGGAGCTTTCCATGTCAAAAAACGCGTCACCCGTTTCGCAAGCCAGAGACTCATATGAATTGGTTGGTCGGCGCATCCAGCGTCTGATAGCTGCGCCAGGCGTTCAGAAGGTCCAGGTCGTCACCGTCGCCCGCAACGACGATGAAAGCCCAGAGGCTTGGCGGCAGGTAATCCAGGAAATCGAAGAAACGAGCGGCGTGCGCATTGAGCACCTGGACGGCGGCGCCGTCAGGATCGGATGGCGACAGTACTACGAAGCGTGAAAAGAGCCCGCCCTGAAGCGGGCTTTTTATTACCTGCGGATATTTTTATTACCTGCGGTCTTGACGAATAATATTATCGCTAGTAATGTTTGTTCCAGGCCAACGCAACACCGGCCCAGCAGCGAAAGCCGCGCAGCTCTTTAGCTCCACCGCTTCACCTTGCCGGATCACCACCGGCCCAGATTCAAAGGCAGCGATGAACCGGCCTCAACGGTTCAGAGGGTTGGCAACTGACCCGGGCGTGCAGCGTAAAACGCCGAAAGCAGTTATCCAGCGGGAGAACAAGCCGAAAGGCCCGCGGCTGGAAGAACAATTTTGGATAGGCCAGTGACCGACGCCAGTAGCGGGTCACGGCGGAAAGTTTCACTGATGCACCTGGTGACGGGTGCATTGGGAAAACAACCGACAAGCACGGAGCACCAAATGAGCGAGCAAACACTTCAGCAGCTTCTGGCTGAGCGAGTAACCGCCTTCGCGGACAGTGATCAGCCAAAAGAGATCATCGACGAGCATGTGAAGATCATGTTCACCAAGGTGATCGATAACTGCTTTGGTCGTTACGGCGACATGGGTAAACAGGTTGAGGAGGCGATCAAGGCAGCGTTGCCTGCCAACTTGACCACGGTCTTCGAGCTGACCCGCTACAACGACATGATCGCCAAGGCACTGAAGGAAAAATGGGAGGCCAGCGGCGTAGAGGCCGACATGGTCCGTCGCGCTCAGGAAGCCATCGACGAAGTTCTCACCAAGGACCAGATGCCCGAAGTGGTCAGCCTGCAAGACCTTCTCGAAGCCTTCATCGACAACCACAAGGAAAGCGCCGCAGAGGAGCGCTGGGAGCGTCCAGATATTCGCTTTCAAGAGTCCGAATACGGCGGCCTGCACATCTACTTCGACAAGAAACCAAAAGAAGAATCGACCTATAGCAGCCGCGAACGCAGCGAGTACAACCTGGATAACGCGATCCACATCTCGTTCGATAAGCGCGGAAATGACCGGGACGATAAAGGTCGTCAGATCGGCAGCCTCTACGCCGCCCGCATCGACAACGAGAAGATCGGTCAAACCCTGCGCTTCAGATCGAAGTTCGAGAAGTTGCTCGCCGCTCTCTACTTCGGTGCCTCCAAGATCTTGGTGGATTGCGAAGAAGACGATTTCAGCTACGGAATTTACGACTGACAGCATCACCTCTGTCCATTCGCTGAGTGGGCAGACGGATGCGGACGACACTGCGGCCTATAACCGCCCACCTGCATCGCAACCAACTACCGAGGAATGCTCGGCAGTTGCCCTTCGTTACGGAGGTTTTGCCATGAAGTAGCTGAACGATTCACCCGCGTGGCACAGCAAGCCTGAAGGCTGCGCCCAACACTCATACAGGCAGCGGACAGTAGGCCGTCGATGCTACCGCGCATCGGCCGGTTTTCCGGTAGGCCACCCCAGCGCACGAAGACAACTTGTTGCTGCAAACCCAGGCCGTCGCCAGTAGCGGGCCTGGGCACCCTTTCCGCCCGATAAATCCCGCATGCGACTTCCCACGGCGCCCTCCGGTAGCTGGCCGTGCTGCGAGGTCGCAGCCGAGTTTTGTTGGATCAACCACAGAGGTATTTGCGATGCGCCCAGTTATGACTCGAATCGGCAATTCCCGCTCCGGCTTCAAGAGCGCTGGTAACGCGCTGTTCCATCACTGGGGTGTAGACACGATTGAAGCTGATACCGGCTTCGGAAACTACACCGTGGCGGTCGTCGAGTACCCAGACGGCCGTGTCGACATTTTTCCCCCGGCGAACATTTTGTTCCTCGATGTTCAGGACCAGGGTCAGGCGGTAATCGCCACCTTCACCGGCGAAGCGAAAGTCGCATAACCCGCCACCCTGGAGGCGACCATGGCAACCAGTTATGCAGACGGTGCGCAAGCCCGAGAGTGGGATAGGCAATACGACGCTTGGGGACGCGAGAAGAAAGCGAAACCCAACGAGTTCCACGACTACGAGGCTGCCGAGCAGATGCGCACTCAGGCGCTGGCTGATCGTGCTGCCCGCGCAATCGAAGAGCGCAAAAGCCTGAAGCGGCGCATTGGCCTGGCCATGGCGCAAATGGAAGAGGTCTGTTCGCCAAGAGGAGGCGCAGCGTGAGCATTGAACAACGCGACCACCAGACGGCAGTTACCTGGATCGAAGGCGAGATCGACAACATGATCCGCGATTTGGGCCAGCCAAACGCCAGCTCGGCGGCGACATCGGCTATCACTTTGGCCTACCTGCTGCGCGTCATCGACGACGGCGAGCAGCGTCACTACAGGGCGCGCATCGACCAGATCTACGCCACCTATAACGAATCGATCCGGCAAGGAGCTGCAGCATGACGACCGCACCAGTTAAATCACTAATCGACGAGCAGCTCGACGAGATCGAATCGAAGCTGATCCTGCTGGGTTTCGGCCTACCGTTCAACGAGGTGATTGGCAAGTCTCGCGAAGCTTTGGTCGCCAGCCTACCGCGCCATCTGGCGGCAACCATGAAAGGCGGCCGGATCGCGGTAAGGGTTCGGCCATGACTTCCTATCAGCGCGCAAAGCGCTTTTGGTTCTGGCGCGGCCCAGCCATCGCCCTGCTCTTCTTCACCGCCTAGATGCTGGCAAGCGCCTACTCCGGCCAGCTCACTCAATAACCCACACCTTCAAAGCTGCGCACCGCGCCGCAAGGAACTGTCATGTCCGCAAATACTAAACAAGTACAAGAATCGCTCGAAATGAGCGAAACCGACGACGTACAAAAATCTGTAGTTCCTGCGGTTGCCGTCACCGACATCGCCGAATATCGGCCGCACGAGGAACAGATAGTTCGTCTGGAGACCACTTACGCGAAGCTGGTCGTTGACTGCTCGACCAGCGAAGGTTTGGCGAATGCGAAGGAAGTTCGCGTTGATATCCGCGACGTGCGCTATGCCTTGGCGAACACCACCAAAACGGCACTCGTTCCCTATCAACAGAAAGTCAAAGATGCCCAGGCTCGCGTCAACCAGGTTAAGGAATTCGGCGAGGCCCTGAAGGATCGAGTCTTGGCAATCGAGGCGCCTGTTGACGAAGCAATCAAGGCCGAAGAAAAACGTGTAGCTGACGCCAAGGCCGAGCGCGAGCGTGTCGAGGCTGAACGTGTCGAAGCCATCCGGACGAAGATTACCCGCTTCAGTTCTGTCGCTGCTGCATATGCAAGCCGCAGCGCTGCTGATGTCGCAAGCGTCCTGCAAAACGTCAAGGAGTCGGTGATTCTGCTCGAAGAATATGCCGAGTTCGAAGCTGAAGGCACCATCGCTCGCGACAACGCTATTGAACAGCTGGAAACGCTGCACAAGTCTGCCGTTGAGCGAGAAGAGGCTGCCGCCAAGCTGCTGGCCCAGCAGAAGGAACTCGACGAACTGCGCGAGAAGCAGCGCATCGCCGACGAGAACGCGGAGAAGGAACGCCAACGGATCGCAGCAGAGGATCGCCAGCGCATTGCAGATCAGCAAGCAGAATTGAACCGGCAGCGCGAGCAGCTGCAACGCGATCAAGGCGCTCAGCGCCTAAAGGACGAGCAGAATCAACGCGACCAGGAAGAACTGGCTCGTCTGCGCGCACAAGCTGCCGCACCGGCACCACTAACTGCCGTGACTCCTGCTCTGGTTGCAGGGAAGGTTGAAATCGCCCCCATCAGCACACATGCGGTCGCCGCTGAATCGAACGATGTGACCACGACCGCGCCATCGGTTGACGACATTGTCGAGGTGGTAGCCCTGGGCTTCGACGTGGACCTCGACACTGCTCGCGCTTGGCTTCAAGCCATCCGTTTCTAACCACCCTTTCCATCTAAAGGTCGACTCACTCCTTGTCGGCCACGGAGAGCGCAATGAACGATTCAGACACCCAAGCACCAACCGGCCTCGCCACGTACCACGATCCATCGCACAACGCGGCAGCGCTCATTCTCGATCCAGGCACCATGAAGTCGATGAGCGACCTCGCGCTGATGATGTCGAAGGGCGTGACAACAGTCCCCAAGCATCTGAAGGGCAATCAAGCTGACTGCATGGCGGTAGTGCTACAAGCGATGCAGTGGCAGATGAACCCTTTCGCTGTTGCGCAGAAGACATTCATCGTCAACGGCGGCGCATTGAGCTATGAGGCACAGCTCGTCAACGCAGTGATCACCGCCAAGGCCCCCGTCAAGGGTCGCTTGAACTTCGAGTGGTTCGGTGCCTGGGAAAACGTCATCGGTAAGATGCGCGAAGTCACCAGCAAGACCAAGAAGGACGAGGACACTGGCGAGTTCAAAAAATACCGTGTTCCCGGCTGGAGCTTTGACGATGAGAAGGGTCTCGGGATTAAAGTTTGGGCAACCTTCAAAGGCGAAGACGAGCCACGCGTTCTGGAGCTTCTGCTCACCCAGGTCCGCACGCGAAACTCTACGCTTTGGGCGGAAGATCCCAAGCAGCAGATTGCCTACCTGGTGACTAAAAAATGGGCGCGGCTCTTCTGCCCTGACGTCATCCTCGGCGTTTATACGCCCGATGAATTCGAAGACTCGTACGGCGGCGAAATCGATATCACCCCTGCGAAGCAGGCTTCAAACACCGCCGCGGCTGCCGGTGTGTCGTTCGGCCCGAAATCCCCGTCGCCGGAAATCGACGGAGTATTCGCAGACCTTTTGGTCGTCGCGAAGCGACAGGACATCGAAGCCTATGCGACAGCCTGGGCAGGTCTCAAACCTAAGCAGCGCGCAGCGATCGGCCTGGAGTGCCACGAAGCGCTAAAAAACATGGCGGCAACCGTTGATGGCGACTTTACCGATATGACTGGTAACAACGACGGCCTGTCTCAGGTCGGGGAAGCGGCGTAGTGAGAACGGAACTTCAGGGCACTGAAAAGTGGAACGCAGACCGATCTGGCCGAGTGACAGCCAGCCGGTTTAAAGATGTGCTTGCCTGGGGGAAGCCTGACAAAAATGGGAAGCGCGAGCCTATGGGTGCGCGCACCTCATACATGCGCGAACTGTGCTTCGAGCGACTGGCAAAGAAGTCCAAGCACAACGTCAGCAGTGCTTCCATGAAGTGGGGCCACACCGAAGAGCAGAAGGCGCAGGACGCCTACGAGATGTTGACCGGCAACATCGTCGTACCGTCCGCGTTCATTGTCCACCCGAAGTACGACTGGCTCGGCTGCTCTCCAGACGGCCTCATCAACGATGACGGGGGCACCGAGTCGAAGTGTCCCTTCAACGAGGCGATACACGTCAGGACTTGGCTCGAAGGTATGCCGGAGGAACACATGCCGCAGGTCCAAGGCTGCATGTTCGTTACGGGCCGGAAATGGTGGGACTTTCTGTCGTTCGATTCTCGCCAAGATGAAGAGTGCCAGCTCTACATCGAGACGATTCACCGCGACGAAGACTACATCGCCAACCTGCACATAGAGCTGGTCCAGTTCAACCTGGAACTGAATCGCATGGTTGATGAAGTCGCGGACAAAGCCAGGGCGCAAGCCCATCGTTTAGGAGCGTGATCATGATCAGCAACCACCTCAACCTAGTCGAGCAGCAGCGGCAAAACGCGGAATCAATTTCCAGTCGGACCGCAGAATTTCTGGCTGCCGGCGGGCAAATCGCCCAACTGAAAAGCCCGCCGCGCAACCCACTGCCGCCTACCCGCTCACAGAAAATCGACCCCGGCACGGTCCTCAAGAGAAAGCCCAAGGCGTTGACCCCCGCTGATCGAAAGGCTCTCCGGTTAATGGCGGACTCGCTATGAGCAAGCGCAAACCGCACAACCTCAAGGCCCGCATCGACCGATCGTGCCGGGCACTGCTCAGCACCAACCACGTCGCAGTGGTGAACATCGATCCCAGCGGCCACCAGGGCATGATCAATTACAAGTCGCTGAAGAGCATCGCGCCCGGGAAGATTGGCCTGGCCGTGTGCGGTATTCCCCATCGCTGGACGATCTACCTCAGCGCTCTCTGTATTGATGCTCGCGGTGACCGCTACAGCAAGTCGATTGAGGTGGCTCCGGACGGCGTCTATCTCTCCGACCACCTCGAAGAGGTAATCGAACATTGCTACAAGAAGCTGCGCGACTCGGCCAATCAAAGCCAGATGGTGGCTTCTGGCTGGATTGCCATTCCTGAAGCGATATCGCTCGACGAGGCTCATGCAGCGCGGGTTTTTGAAGCGGTCGGGGCCTGGAATCAGGTCAAGGTTGCAGCGTGAGACGCTTCCGCGTTCAGCAACGAAAACGACAAACCTGGCTGGCATTGCCTGCCAGCGGTGTAGAAGAGGTTGGCCATGGCCAAGAGTGGACAAGAACGATCGGCCAAAGCAGCCGAGAAACGAATCCAGTACGACGAGAAGGAATTACGGCACCGAGTGAGGCTCGGCATCCGGCAGAAGCTTGATGAGTTGATGTCCTGGAACGACATCACCGAAATCAACGAGGCGGTGCAGAACCTGATTCTGAACGCTCATGCGCTCGGGCCGACCCTCTCATACCAAGCGATGGAAAGTCCGCGCCACAAAGTGCAGATAAGCGAAAACGTGGCGCGGATGTTTCGGGAGCAGAGTTTGGCTGAATTGAGGCGCGATCCGGGTGACGACAAAACTTCACCACCAGGGACTGCCTAACCAGTAGTCATGCAAGATCAAGGCTACGAACCCCAGCAATATGGTGATAAAAATATACATCAGAGCCCGCGAGGCTTTCTTGAGCATTACTACAGATGGCTCACCTCTCTTCACTCGCTCCCACTCAGTTTTCAAAATTTTCTGAGTCTCCCTAGCAACATGCTCCATTTCCATTTCCAAGTCCTCATCAGATAGCTTTTCTTGGTTCGACTTGCTCAGCAGTTTTATCAGCTCCCGGTGCTCATCCGCATTAAGTCGAAGCCTGATTCGCGACAAGAGCATAGAAATTTCCAACCACTCTTTCTGTTTAGAAAGCAGATATTCATCAATCTCAGCTTTTGGCTTCGATTTCACAATCTTAGATAAGGGCAATGCTACGTGATGGTGCGCTAAGAGTTGAGAAACGTCATCGCGCAGACCATCAATCCAAGCCTGTCTGAATTCGGAGGTTTTTTGATCTTTGGCGAGTATTGAAACCACTAGCGACACAATCGCTGCAATGACGCCTACGATTAGGGTGGCGACGGCAGGCACCAGCAATAGCTCTTTCATGAAGGTCTCGGTTTTTTCAATAAGCCGAACATCAAACACCAACCCAAACCAAATTGCCACCACCGGTCACGGAGGGCGGCGCCTGACTGGAAATCACTTATGACCCCTTCCCACCAGATACTGGTCGGAGATTGCATCGACATGATGCAAACTTTGCCAGACCAGTCAGTGCAGTGCTGCGTGACCAGCCCGCCTTATTTCGGGTTGCGGGATTACGGCGTCGACGGGCAGATCGGACTGGAGGAAACACCGGCCGAATTCATCGCCCGCCTGGTCGACGTGTTCCGAGAGGTGCGCCGAGTACTCCGCGCCGACGGTACGGCCTGGGTGAACATGGGTGACAGCTACGCAGCGCGCTCCACCGGCAATCTTTCGTTTCGCCGCGATAGAGCTGCCATCTCGCCAGATCGCGCACCGCTAACGGACGGGATCAAGGTCAAGGACATGATGGGCATGCCCTGGCGTTTGGCTTTCGCCCTTCAGGACGATGGCTGGTATTTGCGTCAAGACATCATCTGGCACAAGCCGAACCCGATGCCGGAGAGCGTGCGCGACCGCTGCACCAAATCCCACGAATACATCTTCCTGCTGAGCAAGTCGCAGAAGTACTACTTCGACCAAGGCGCGATCCTTGAACCCTGTTCCCCGAACACCCACAACCGACTGTCGCAGGATGTTCTCGCGCAGATCGGTAGCGAGCGTGCAAATGGGGGAGCCAAAACCAACGGCAACATGAAAGCAGTGGCCAGGAAGTCGAACGGCGTTGGCTGGGGGCATGGTACAGACGACAAAGAACGTTGCAGGGGCAGGATCAAAGACAACGAGTCGATGGACTCGGCACTGGCAGTAATGCCCAGCGAGCGGAACAAGCGCAGTGTCTGGACAGTGGCCACCCACAGCTTCAAGGGCGCCCATTTTGCGACCTTCCCGCCCGACCTGATAAGACCATGCGTTTTGGCCGGGGCACCGCGCGGCGGCATTGTGCTGGACCCTTTCGGCGGTGCCGGTACCACGGCGGTGGTCGCCATGCAGGAAGGCCGGAAGTCAGTCCTCTGCGAACTAAACCCGCACTATGCCGCCATGGCCGAACGCCGAATTGCAGCGGCCTGGCTCGACGGCGCGGCACAGATGGACGTTTTTCACGACTCTGCGCCAGCCGCCTGACCCACCCTCACCTATTGCGCTGATTACTCGTTCTCTAGCTTTCCAAGCTTGTACTCACAGTAAGAGCAATTCCCACCATTGTCGTATGCGTCGTAGACCTCTGACCAGGGAATCGGGCTGCTGCACGTCTCGCAGTTTTCGCGATGATATTCAGCCATTACGTCACGATCAAAAACAAAACGCTGTTTCGGCGACAACGACTCTAAACCTTCACTAACAACCTTCTGAGCTATTCCCTTTGAAGCGCCCTCCAGGTGATCTCCGTCGATTACCTGCTGAACGAAGTCTTCAAATCCGCTTTCTTCAATATCCATCTGATAACGCTCCTGATTTGTGAACGCAGAAGCTATCCCAAATTGTCACTTTCATCTAGCCCTTCACGCCAGCCGGCGAGGATCCCCTATGTCCGCACAACAGAAGAAACATCCCTTCGATTTCAAAACCCAATACGGACTTGGCTTCAGCTCTCAGGACGATGAGATCGTGGTCGACTTCTTCTGTGGTGGTGGCGGCGCCGGTACCGGACTGGAAATGGGTCTGGGCCGTGCGGTGAATGTCGCGAAGAATCACAGCCCTCAAGCGATCAGTATGCACACCGTGAATCACCCGGGCGCCGTGCACTACACCACCGACGTGTTCGACGGTGATCCGGATACGGAGTGTGGCGGCAAGGCCGTTGGCTGGTTCCACATGTCCCCGGACTGCACGCACCATAGCCAGGCCGCCGGTGGCCAGCCGCGCAAACGTGAGATTCGCAACCTGTCGTGGATCGGTCTGAAGTGGGCCGGCAAGAAAAAGCCCCGCGTCATCAGCCTGGAGAACGTGAAACAGATCCTCCAGTGGGGGCCGCTGATCGCCAAGCGCTGCAAGGCAACTGGTCGAGTAATGAAACTGGGCGGCGCCATTGCCGAGCCGGGCGAAGTCGTCCCGGTCCACCAGCAGTTCCTGGTGCCTGACCCGAAGCGGCGCGGCCAGACCTGGGCAACCTTTGTCGCCGAATTGCAGCACCTGGGCTACGTCATCGAGTGGCGAGTGTTGAAGGCCTGCGATTTCGGTGCACCAACCAGCCGGGAGCGACTGTTTATGATTGCCCGCTGCGACGGCGAGCCGATTGTCTGGCCGGCGCCAACGCACGCCAAGCACCCGGTAAAAGGTCAGCAGAAATGGCGCACGGCCGCCGAGTGCATCGACTGGACGATCCCGAGCAAAAGCATCTTCGACCGGCCCAAGCCGTTGGCACCCGCCACCCTGCGCCGAATCGCCAAAGGCATGAAGAAGTTCGTCATTGATGCCGCCGACCCTTTTATCGTGCCGATCGCAAACTGGTCCGCGGAAAGCGTGCAGTCAGCGCACGACCCGCTACGCACCGTGACCTCTTGGCCGCGCGGTGGATCCTTCGCCATGGCCAGCCCGATCATCGCGCCAGCCACGCACCAGGGCAGCGACCGGATCAACGACCCACACGCCCCGCTGCCGACGGTGACCTGCGCCAACCGCGGAGAACTGACGCTGATCAGTCCTGTGATGGTTAACGCCGCACACGGCGAAGGAAAACCCGGCGGCGTTCAGCGGTGGGGAGACGGCAGCAAGTCTGCTGCTGATCCACTCGGGACTGTAACCGCCAGCGGCGGTCATTCAGTCGCCACGGCCGTGCTGGTTGGCGCCGGTGGGCCGGAGTACTCGGGCAAACCGGCATCGATTGATCAGCCAGCGGGAACGCTGATGACCCAGAACCATCGCGCGATCGCCGCTGCGGCACTTGTTCAGCTCGGAAATGGTGACAAGCCGGGGTCTGCACCGCGCAGCGCCGATCTTGCCCAGCCATTGGGAACCATCATGGCTTCCGGCGGGAAGTACGGCATTGCGACAGCCTTCATGGCCCAGATGAATGGCGGCTTCAACACCATTGACGCCAAGAGCGTTGAAGACCCGATGACCACGGTGACCAACACCGGCAGCCAGCAGCAGCTGGTGACCGCAAACCTGGTGCACCTGCGCGGCAACTGCGATGCGCGGGATGTTGCTGATCCACTTCACACCATCAGTGCCGGCGGAACTCACCACGGGCTGGTCACCGCGTTCATGGAGCGCCAGTTCGGAGCCAGCGTTGGCCAGGCTGTCGACGAGCCAGCGCCAACCATCACTGCGGGCGGCGGTGGCAAAAGCTCGCTGGTTGAGTTTCAGCTTTCGCCAGAGGTTGAAGCCGGCGCACTGCGTGTCGCGGCATTCCTGATCAGCTATTACGGCACCGAGAACGTTAGCGGCGCCGGCGAACCAGCACCGACCATCACCACCAAGGATCGCCTGGGTCTGGTCACCGTGACGATCAAAGGCACGCCGTACGTAATCGTCGACATCTGCCTACGGATGCTTCAGCCGGCCGAGCTGTACAAGGCTCAGGGCTTCCCTGCCGACTACATCATCAGTCACGGAGCTGACGGCAAGCCATTCACGAAGACCCAGCAGGTGCACATGTGCGGGAATAGCGTCAGTCCGCCACCGATGGCGGCGCTGGCTCGAGCGAATGATCCATGGAAAGCGATTATCGATCAGGCGGCTGCGGCATAAAACGATATCCCAGAACCGCAAAACCCCCTCCATTGCTGGAAGGGGTTTTGTGGAGAGGACGGGATTCGAACCCGTGGACCGGTTTCCCAGTCGTCGACTTATCAGGTCGGTGCAATCGGCCACTCTGCCACCTCTGGAAAGCTGTTGCTTTTCCAGAGGTGGCTAAGCGGCAGGAAATCTAACCCGCCTGCCGAAAAATATCAATACGCCATCACTGGCAAGGCATCCCCAGCCTACAGCGATTGATTTGTTCGTCGGTCTCGGTAGATGAAGCATCTGTATACGCTGCTCACCGGTACTTCCTATCTATCGCGCCAGCTTCAGTTTCAGTACACCCTCAAAATTACGAACCGCTCGCTCTAGCTCATCTCCATATTCATCGTGATTGCTGAGTCTATTTTTGAACACGATCCGCCGGGAATTTAAGAACTCCAAGTGGTCCTCGCGCTCATCCTCAGGCTCGGAAGGATCTCTTGACAGCAACAACAAGTTTACGTAATCGCCATACTCATCTATCAGACGCTTAATGTGTGTCGCTCTGGAAACGACCTCCTCTCCCCAGAGAGCTTGAGCCTCAAACAACGATGCTGCCATCTGTGCATAAGACTCCTGAAGACTTTCTATTCGACGACTGAAACCCAACTCCTGCCGGGCGTGTCGATCTTGAGGACTCCCTGAAAACACCGGATCCCCCTCTCGCTTTACCTCATGTGAGTAAATGGCTCTTGCACGATATTTTTTAAAGTTTTCTATCGTCCGATATAGCTCAACGAGCAATCGACGAGCCAGCTCGTGGTCGTTTTGACCTCTAATTTGCCGCCTCCAAGTTGCAAGGCCAATGAATCCTATGATCGCGGCAGCAACGACACCCACACCCGATATCACCGTTCCTATAACCGCAAAAACGTCTTTTGTGACTGCCCAATCTACATCAGAAATCGCCAAACAGATCGACATCGCAAGCCTCCATTTAATCATGGCGATAGTAGCGCCGAGGTATCCCCATGCCCACAGAAAACAAACCGGCCGATCCTGGCTTCGACCTGAACGCACCAGATGGCGGACGCGGTTACATCGCCCACCTGTTCAAGACCGCGCTCAAGCGTCACGACTACCACCAGTACATCAATGAGCGGCTGGCCGGTGACTTCGCATGCACGCTGGCGCAACACTTCGAGGAGATCAAAGCTCGCGAAGAAGCCCTGCAGCTGCGCGTGAACGCAGCGGATCAGCGGATTGATGACTTCGCTGGCGGCGATTGCGAGTGGAGCAGAGACGACGATAGCGGCATCTGGAACAGCGCCTGCGGATCGTCCTGGTCATTCCATGATGACGGCCCGGAAGAAAACGGCATGAACTTCTGCCACTGCTGCGGCAAGAATTTAGTGGTTGAAGTTGCTGAGCCGAAAAAGGATGACGACTGGCGTATGAACCCGTGCCAGCAAGGCCACCGGGATGTCGGTGCAGCAGGCGGCGTAGCAGCCTGTAACCAATGCGACGAAAGGATCGAAGCGGCCACAACGCAAGAGGCTTTCGAACGCTGGAACGCAACTCACGCGGCGGCGCAACCATGAAGCGCTTCATCCGCCGCAAGTTCGAAGCCTGGCTGATTCTGCTGGCAGCGAAGATCCTAATCGACCGCAACGTCCAGCGCGCCGCCGTAGTCTCACGCCGCGACAACAACGACATGTGGGGAATGGCCGAGCAGCTCGAAGCCATCGCCAAGCGCATCAGCACCAACTACCCGTAACTCCCTCCCCCTTCAAAGTCAGCCGCTATAGCGGCAAAGGAACAGTCATGCCTGAAGAAACTGTTTTGATCCAGCCCGTAGCAGTCGTGCGCGATACGGATGGTTGGTGGCATCACCCCGACTTGCCAGTGTTCGAAGAAGAACAAGGCGAAGAATCGCGGGAATGGGTCAAGGCTCAGGGCCTGACCATCGTGACCGCTGAAATGGAATACGAGGTCGATACCGACAACGACCCGTACTTTGAGCAGGGCGAAGGTTCCTGCGCACATTGGGAGCCGAGCAAACCTGAGGGCGACGGGTGGTTCACGCTCGCCATTTCCGACACGGATAACGGTCCTGCCTGCTGGTGGGCAAGGCGCGTGACGCCATGATCCTCCCCGCCCTCGCCTACATGGCCTGACTCATCTACTCGGGGCCACAGCGATGAACACCTACCGGCACACTTTCTCAGCTATCTGCCCGTCCGACGGCGAGACGATAATCTACCGGCTTGAGTTGCGGTCTCCTGCCATGATCCACGTCGAGCATATCAAGGCGGCTACAGCGCTGATCAAGAAGGGATGGCATGAACAGATCGCCGACCGCCTGGCTGAATCTTTGGGCGGCGATCAAACAATCATTGCGACGCATCAGGGCGTCGAGATCGAAACAATGAGGCTCAGCGGATGATCGCTTATCACGGCACGCCGATCGGGGGTACCCGGCAGGATGGCGCCAGGTTCCTCGCCGGCCGGCATGCGCTGGTGCCGTTTCCGCGCCAGGACGACATGGGCATCGTCGCCGACGTTTGCCAATCGTTCGTCTTCGACAACGGTGCGTTTTCGGTATGGAAGAAAGGCGGCACGCTGGATGTCGACGGGTACACCCGTTGGGTCGAGCAGTGGCACCGGCACCCGGGCTTCGACTGGGCGCTGATCCCTGACGTGATTGATGGCGATGAGGCAGCGAACGATGCCCTTCTGGAAGCCTGGCCGATTGAATTGCGCGGTGTACCAGTCTGGCATCTGCACGAAACGCTTGAGCGTCTTGCTCGCCTGGCTGCTGACTGGCCGACAGTGGCCATCGGCAGTTCCGGTCAGTGGGCAAGTCCGGGAACACCGGCTTGGTGGAAGCGGATCAGTTCAGCGATGGACGCTATCTGCGACGACCAGGGCCGGCCCGCTTGCCGCCTTCACGGCTTGCGAATGCTCGACCCGGCGATCTTCCAGCACCTGCCATTCGCCTCAGCCGACTCCACTAACGCCGCAGTCAACGGTGGGAGCATCAGCCGCTTCGGGATGTATGTCCCGCCCACCGCCGGCCAGCGCGCCAACGTCATTGCCGACCGCATTGAATCACACAACAGTTCGCCGATCTGGCAGCGAGAAACTCAGGTCGAGTTAGCACTTTAGCAGTTGTACTGTTTGGCTATTCGCCATTGAATGCAACGCTCGGGGAGTATCCTCCTGGATACCGGCTGTAATCGTAACTGCCATAATAATCAACTGGCACCCGCGAACCAAAAACTACATTTAGAGACGATTCTGCTTTTGATCCACTGACTTCATGAGCGAAGGCTATCCTATCCAACACGTTGTCAAATTCAGAATAAAGCCCCTTTGAGTAAACACCACCACGAATCAGAAATGGGGTCTGATCGACATTCCCCGGCTGCAAAACTATGTGAGTGGTGTAGCCGCCAGAGTAATCTTCCGCCCAGCAAAAACCACGCCTAATAACTAATGACTTTATCTGGTCGGTTCGATGACGAGAGACTAGGTTCTCACGCCTGCCCGGATCGCGATGAGCGTCAAGTATCTCCTGCGTTAAAATACCGTCGGACTCAAAGTATTCGGCATACCTAACTTTATAGTCATCAGAAATTTCTCTATATCGAATCCCAGGCATTCACGTACCCCTTCACCCCATTTACTCAAAAGTAACACACCCGATAGCCCAACCCCTCTTCCACCTACCAGCCTGCCGGTGAACGGTCAGCGACACCACTGCGACTCACACGGTATCCCGTCGTCGTCTCCGTCCATTTCCATTCCCGGGCAATTCTGCAGAAAGTTTTTGGCCTCTACGCATGAGGTCATCTGCGAACAGCGCTTGCGACCATCACATTTGAATCGAGCCGCAACGGGCTTCTGCGCAGTCATGACTTGGGAGGTTACCTGTTGATTCGATAGCCTCGCCTCAGTCCATGACTGTACGTCAGGGGAAAACTTCCAAGCCAACAGACCAACAACAAGCATTAACCAAATCAGTTTCATTTGATTCATCCGTGATGAGAGATCGTTTGCATTCTCACGCCGCCTGCTTTCCAGCGTATCTCATTAATCCACATACAGCCTGCCGGTGAACGGCGGGCGAGGAATCCCTATGACCAAAGATCAGCTCCAAGCGCTGGCAGCGGCAGTCGCACGCGCAATTGATGCCGGCAAGGCCGCCGCCAACGCAGCGCCAGATGATAGTGGTAGCGCCAACCTCGACCGCGTTTACATCCGTGTCGGCCTCCTCCGCGAAGACACCCTGGATAAGGCCGGTATCACGGGCTGGATGCAGGCCGCCACCACCTACCACTCCCGCGCGTTTCATCTCAGCGCCCCATTCGCTGGCCAAGGCAACCGGCGTTATGCCGGCGTGCAGGCCATGTACAAATCCCTGAAGGCTGAAGGCGTCGAGTGTGGCGTCTGGTACCAGATGGATTAACCACCCTTCCCACCTTCTGCCGCCACGCGCGGCATGGACGGCTCATGAGCATTCAATTTTTATCGCATGAAGAGGTTTGCGAACTGACCGGCGCGCGCACCAAAGCAGGACAGATCCTGAACCTCAAGAAGAACGGAGTCAGGCACACCATCAAGATGAATGGTTGGCCAAGCGTGACTGTGATGGCCGTAACCGCCGTCGGCATGTTCGAGCCAGAAAAACCCGCATGGAAATCACGCAAGGCAAGCTGAAATGGGAAGACGACCAAGTAAACCCGGCTCTATAGCCCGGCTGCGAGAGCGCAAGAAAGCCAGCGGCCGGGTTTTCTACTACTACGACACTGGCGGAAAGGACCGCAAAGAGATTCCGCTGGGCAGCGACTATGGCTTGGCGATCATGGAGTACGCAAAGTTTGAGCGTGATCGGACCGCGACCGACTTGGTCGCCAAGGTGATCACCTTCCGTTACGTCGCCGAAAAGTACATGGTCGACATCGTCCCCACCAAAGGCAAAGCCACCCAGTTAGACAACAAACGGGAAATGAAGAACCTGATTGCGTTCTTTGATGATCCGCCAGCGCCACTGGAAACGATCGAGCCGCTTCATGTAAGGCAGTACCTCACCTGGCGGAAGGCGGCTCCGGTCAGGGCGAATCGTGAAAAGGCACTGCTCAGCGCAATTTGGAACTACGCCAGGGACAAGGGCTACACGTCTCTGGCCAACCCCTGCGCTGGAATCAAGGGCAATAAAGAGACTGGGCGGGACACATACGTCGAGGATGAACTGTTCAAGCGCGTACACGACAAAGCCGATATCGGTCTTCAAGACGCCATGGACCTTGCCTATTTGACCGGACAGCGAGTGACCGACACTCGACTGATGGACGAACGGGATGTCCGCGACGGCCAAATTTGGGTGCTTCAGGGAAAAACAAAGGCCAAGCGGCGAATCGAGGTTACCGGTGAACTCAAGGTTTTAATTGATCGAATCATGTCCCGAAAGTCCGGGCACAAGGTCCGCTCGACACGGCTGATCGTGTCAGAAGATGGCGCACCGATGACGGTGGCGATGTTGCGCAGGCGTTTTGACATGGCCAGGGAGGCCGCGGGAGTATCCAAGCCGGAGTTCCAATTGCGTGATTTGCGCGCAAAGGCCGGTACGGACAAAGCAGAATCCAGTGGCGACATCATGCAGGCCAAGGATCAACTTGGGCATACCACCGTTGTTATGACGGAGCAGTACATCCGCAACCGCAAGGGCAAGAAAGTCTCACCAACTAAGTGA